ATTATTTGTCGTATATTTACAGTATAACAATAAGCAATTAGAGAATATGAAAAATTTACAGATCATTTTAGCCTTTATTATCTCATCTTTGGTCGCAGTAGGTACTGCATCAGGATACATTCAAGAACATGTTCATTTTGCTGGTGTGGCCAATGAAATGGCAGTATTCGCCCTTGCTGGTGGTTTTGCTATCGTTTCCGGCGGGACTCTTATCGGTGAAGCTATTAAAAATGTTCGTAACTTCTTTAAAAAATAAGCTCAATTTATTTTTTATTGTCGCGGAAATCGTTTATATTTACTCTATAATTAAATAACAGCTCAATATGACAAAGTACACAGCTCACAAAACTGAAAACAAGAATTACTTCCTTGAAAACATCGAAGATGCATCACAAACCATCTTAATCAACCAAGAACATGCCAAATATGCATGGGTAGCTGACCAGCACAAAAACCAACGTGTAGTTAGTATCTCAGCGACCAGGTGGTCGTCAGCCCAAGATTACTTCGGTGCTTATGGCACTAAAAAATCATCCACTCCCGCCGGAGCAGAACCAGTTGCAAAACCGGTAAACATCTCCCTGGTTAGATTGGATGATCTTAACATAGACGACAGCCTGTTTGTCCCTATGAAGACTAACACCGTAGCTGATAAGTTACTTTCAACTGATGAAGGTTTCATGCCAGGAACTAACCTAATGGCTGCTGGAGCACCCGGTGTTGGTAAAACTACTGTCCTTTTAGAAATGCTGTACCTAGTACAAAAGTTTCAAGACAAAAAAGTTCTTTTTATCTCAGCCGAAATGAATCGCCTAGATATGGCCAGATATCTGAAACGTTTTCCACATTGGGGTCAAATGCCTATCTTGTTTATGTCAGACTACACTGAGTCTAATCCGGCTCAAGTAATTGAGCAAACCTTAAATCAAGGTTGGGACTTGGTCTTGACTGACTCTTATACCGAGGTTAATGACACTGTCAAAGAAGAATGCTCTTGGACGCGCGGTAAAGCAGAAAAATGGTTCCTAAATCTAATGGACAACCACAACAAAGGCAATAACGACCTTAAAAAATACACAACATTTGTGACCATCCTACAGTTATCTAAAGGAGGCTCATTTGTTGGATCTAACAAACTAAAGCACATGACCACAGGGATGATGCACATTGACTTCCTAGGAGGTGAGAACTCAGACCAACGTTTTATAGAGTTTTCAAAAAACCGAGTAGGGACAGTAGGTAAGAAGTTATTCTTTAACATGAAATCGGGTGTTAGTTTTGACGAGGCCAGATACTCAAGAGAATTATGGGCCGATGAGCAACTAGCTTCTGAGAACGCCAGACTAGAGCACGAGGAAAATGCCTTTGACAAGATCTTTGGTAAGATGACCACCGAGGTTGAGGAGCCTGTAGCTGAATAAAAAGCTGTTTTAATTATAAGTACCCCGTGGAATTGAGCTGCCATGGGTTTAAAGCCTCAGGATTGAGCCCCTGAGGCTTTTTCGCGTTTTGGCCCGGCGGGTGGTCGAGAAGCAGAGGGCCTGGAGGACCTGATGGGGTGTGAGTCAGTTCGCGGTGCGGTTTAAGGTACCCCAGACGAGTGGTTGCCTTTTATGCACAAAGCCCTTATATATCCCCCGCGGGCGGGCGCGTTGGAGCGCCAATTGGCCTTGTTTAGGCTTTAAGACTTCTAAGTAATGATTTGTGAGGAGTTTAGGATCTAGAAGGCTTTAAGATTACCTATCTGGTTTATCTGACTAGTTTGGTCTTTGTAGATCTCTATCTAGTCTTGTTAATTCTGGGTACCCGTTATTGGTTGGGGGATTTGAGTTGGGATTCTATCCTTTGGCTTGCTTCTTGATACATGGATACTTCTTGCTTGGTTAAGGGTTTGTTTGCTTTAATCTTATTAGCTATAAGTTGTACTCTAGTATCTGTTACTATTCCCTTGTCTATGAAATTGGTCCATTCGGTTGGGTCGATAATTGTCATGAGATTTACTGGTTGCGCGCGAGAAGTTTAGCTAAGTGTGCATGATAAATCGGGCTTTCTTGTTTGCCGGCAATATTAAAACCTGAACTAGTAGCTGAAATCTGGCCCGGGGTTTTAAGTCCCTTTAACCAATAGCCTTTTCTTTTCATAACAGTTTTATTATAAGCCCATAACAAGTCATCACCGTAAAAGATTTTTAGATCTGATGGTATTTCCAGATAGTTGGCCTTTTTTAATATCATCATGCAACCAAAGCCAAATGGTCTGGTCTCTAATTCAATCATTTCTAATTTATCAGTCGCTAAATTATTACTGTCGATTATAAAATTGTGTTTGTAAAGTCCTATCATACCAAAATCCGGATCTGTGGCTATTAGCTCTTCAAATTGATTTAAAAGACACGGTACGTTTAAACTAATATCATCATTTAATAGGCAAATAAATGGATTTTTAGCTAAAGAAACTCCTATGTTCCAGGCTGGATTTACAAAGATATTTTCTTTGAATTTAATAACATTTATTCTTGGATCATGGTCAAAGAATTCTGAATTGCTATTGTCTATGACAATTAGCTCTATGTCTCTTCTATCTGAAGATTTAAAAAACTCAATAGTCTCGTGGATCTTGTTTGATTTCCACAAAGTTGGTATTATAAATGTTATCATATACTTATTTATTCAGTTTGGGTTAGTGCGCAAAAAAAGCCGATCTGGTTAGGGATCGGCTTTTGTAGTAGAGTTTGGATTTATGCGTTTAAGATTTTCATCTCGACCTCTTGGGTGCCTTTTAAGATCTCTCCTGCTATTCTGTGATGACCGTCAAATAAGATGATTCTACCATCCGGAAATTTAACACCTAATGGTTTTTTAGTTAAGGTCTTGGTTTGATTTCTAAGTACCTGATCCATTCTTAAATAATCTTGGTTCGGGATAATGGCATTGACATTAACTGTTTGAGTCTTGGCCTTGTCAAAGAGTTTAGCTTGCTTTTTAGGATTATCAAACTCGTCATCCAATTTGGATCTAAAGAAATCTCTCATATCCAAATAAGTATCCATCGTTTGTTTCTGCTTAAAGATCATTTCTTTATCTAGCTGATTCTCTCTTAGGAATTCTTCGTATAATTGAATATGCTTCATTAGTTTTATTTATTTAAATCAGGCACTTTCTTCATAATTTCAGAAGCTAGCTTATCTGTTATTGGTTCAAAAATATAGATCAGTCCACCGTATTTGTTATAAGAGTCTCTGTCCTCTTTTCTTGCATCTACATTAGTTGTAAAAATAACTTGCGTTCTGTTCTTACCATCACTAAAACTAACTTTAAATTCATTATCACCAGTAACCTGAGCAGAATAAGGTGTTATATCTTTATATGAACCGATTGATATTGGTTTTTTACCATCAAGATAAACAACATAACTGGAAACTTCGTTTTGATCCATAGATGTGCTATAGATGTTGTCATACAGAGATTTTAATTTAGTGGCTTCTGTTACGAATTCTTCATATAGTTTAATGTGTTTCATGATTAACCTAGTTTTTTTGTCAAGTCAGCGATTCTGGTTTTTAAGCTTTTGATCGTTGCCTCAATCTCTTTTAGATTTGATTTTAGATCTGATTCTGAACCAACCAAATTACTAGCCACAGTCACACTTTGGTACTCGCCTTTTTTGATTTTGTCTTGAATAGCTTTTGCTACTTCTTCTCTGTCTGCTAAAAATTCTTCAGCAGCATCTAAATCCATTTGAATTACTTTAGGATCGTCATAGCCTAATTCTGTAGCAGCAGCTGCATCAGCATGTGCTTGTAGATTTGTGTCATTAGCCAAGATTCTAGCAATGGTATCAATACGATCTTCAATGTAATCTTTCTTGTCTGTTGGTGCTGATTTTAATTCTTGCTCCCAGCTTTTAAGAGCCTTAGTTGCTGATTTAACTAAGCTGTCATAGTGTTTTTGTTGAATCGTTTTAGACTCATTTACGAATTCTTCGTATAGTTTGATGTGTTTCATTGTATTTTATTTTTTTATGATGCTCTTTTAATTATTTCAAAGACTCTGTTCATCTCGTCTAAGAATTGTCTAGTGTCTACCCAAACTTTACCTAAGTTAACTTCGTTTGCGGGATCTGTAATATCAAAAATAGTAACTAGTGTTGTGTTAACGCCTTCTTTTGGATCTAAACCTAGATTTTTGATTTGATTGTCGTATGCGCTCGATAACCAATATTGTGATTGGTGTAATCTGTAAGTTGGTCTATCAGGCTTATTGCCATTTGGCTTTACTACATGGTACTGATAATGTGCAAACATAGTTGAATCTTCAAAATGCCAGATTCTTTCCATTGCCTCTTCAGTTGTACCTGATGTTCTTGGCATTAATTTTTTGAAAAGTTTAGCATCTACTGCATTTTTCTTGTCTAAAACAGTTGGCTTAAAATATTGGATCGATGATTCATTAATGTTAGTTGACTCGGTCATTGCACCGTCTTGCATAATCATTGCTTGTATTACGTTAACTGAAATCCATCCTTCTTTCTTGAAGAATTCTTTAGCCATTTTTTGAATTTTACCGATAGCAGCGCCTTTAATCTTGTTTTCTGGACCATCTGCTTCATTGTTCCAAGCTTCTACTGCATAATCAAAACAGTCATCAAAGTTTTTGCTTTTGTCAGCGAAATCTTTATTACCTTGACCTGATGTGTCTTTGTTGTAAGTTGCCCAATATTTAGTATCGATAGCTTCATTTACTGATTCTACTACTAAACCAACTCCTCCGTTTCCAGTAGGATATGCTGTGATGTACATTTCTGTATTGTCAGTGAATTGAATAGTTAGATATTCATTTTCTCCATCCTCGTCTTCAAGAACTTGTTTTATGGTTTTGCCATAATGATCTTTAATCGACGAATCTTTTGTAGGTTTGCCTTTAGCTTCATTTAAGAATTCTTCGTATAATTTAATGTGTTTCATAATCTTATTTATTATTGTTTATTTACCCAATTTTTAAATTCTGTTGCAGCTTCTTTGATTTCAGCTGGTGTCATTTTAGTGTCACCGAATCTTCTGTTGCCTTTTACGCCAACTTTAAAAACCAAGTAACGTGAGTCTTGTGGACCATAAGGGTATAATGAAATACTACCTAAACCATGATCTTCTAAATAAGTTTGACCTGGATAATAAACCAATTGCCAACTGCTTTGATTCTTTAATTCAAATTTAATGCAAGGTGCACCTGTGTTAAAGAAGTTTGCACGATACAACTTGTCTTCTTGACCTTTGAATGCTTCTTTGAAAATCTTTTCGATTAGTTTGTGATCTGTTGTGTAACTGTAAAATGCTCCCATGCCTGGTTGAATTTTAACTGCTTCATCAAGTTCTGTAGCATTTTCATCAATAGAACCTGAAATCAGTTTGTATTTCCATGATTTTAGTTTCTTTTCTAGATCAGCTTTATCATCGGCTACAAAATCAAATTCGTCATTGTAACCATAGTAACCTTTTCCACGTTTCTCGATGTGAGTTAATCCTTCTGCTCCATCATAGATGGCAATTTCTCTTTTAGAATTAAAAGTACCTTCTTTTAAATGCTTTGATCTGTACATGAAATCTTTTTGTGCTTCAGCAGATGTAGCAAATCCATTTGGCCATTTTTCGACTTTACCAGAATTAAATGTAAAAGTCCAGTAATATTTACCATCTTTTTCTTTTTCAACCTTTAAAGTACCACCACCTTCATTAAGGTCTAATGATTCTGTTTGAAAATGATTTCTATTAATTCTATTTAGGTATTCTAATTCCTCGTCATTTAATTTGGTTGCAATTAATGATCTAAACTTACCACGTTGCTGAGAAGGCGTAAGCTTCATAAATTTAACAACATCTTCATCATCTTTTATTTTATCAATAATAGACTTTAGAGCCTTGTCAGATTTTCTTTTCTGCCACCATGCTTTTAAATCATCAATAGGATGAAATCCATCTCCACCACCACTATTAGCCATTTGACCTATTAAAAGTCCATTAACTATTGCAGCTTGCATTAATATAAAAAATGCCATAGATGAATCTTCATTAATAAGAGATTCGTTAATTTCTAATGATTCATTCCAAACCACCATACCAGTTCCATCTTCAATATGAAGTTTGGCTTTAGGAAACTCTTTTTTTAGAGCTTCGTATTTTGCAGGAATTAGGTCTTGAATTTTAATATCGATTGATTGTCCAACAACCTTACGGTCTTGAATTGCTACGATTGACCAAGGGCCGGTTTCACTTGATCTAACACCTTGCATCATTTTCTTCCATGATGTTGTGGCTTCATTTACGAAATCTTCGTATAGTTTAATGTGTTTCATTAGAAAACAGTATTTTTTGTTTTATTTATCCATATCTTTTATGTGATACGATCATTTTGTTTAATTTAAGAGCTTTTAAAATGGATACACTGGACATAAAAAATGCCTTTAGGTATTATTACATACGCTAAAGGCATTTAAATGTGAGGGTGATCACTTGGTGTGATCCTGAATGTGTTATTAATTAGCTTAATTATACAAAATAATTACTATCACGAATCGGAAGAACACCTGGCGAAACTGCTTGTCCAGTCATCGTAATTGTGTTTCCTACGCCATTAGAAGTATATGGTGCTGTTCCGTTTTCAAAATTCCAATGAAAATAGGCCGTTTGTGGTGGGTCAGCTGGAGCTAGACTTGCATAATAATGATTGTAAACATTCAAAGCAGTAACTCTATCTGGATTATAAATAGGGCGATCTTGCCAATGGTCTCTATGATGAATGTCAGGACCTATGGTTAATATAGGATTAACATCTATAAATCTTCGCAAATTTAAAGATGATGGATCTAACGTTTGTGAGTTTCCTCCCCACTTTTCATAAGTATTTAAAACTTGTCCATTCCAAAAAATTTTAGCTCTAGGACTAATAACTGTTTCAGATACTGGAGCAGGTTCCAACATATCTAATACAACCGCAATATGAACAAATCCAAAAGAACTAACACTATTCCATCTATTTGTAGTACCGCTTTGACTTAACATATTAGGATATAGACCTGTAATCATTTCATTAGTTGCATCGCCAAGAGGAGCATTAACCCATATTGTAAAAGGATTACCATCAACATAAAAGTAAAGATATAAAAATATACTATCTTGTGTTGTTTCTGAATCATAACCAAATCTAGCTATATAATTTTGATTAGATGGAGATTGAGCGGGTGCATTTAATCCCATAAAGTAAGCAGGTGCTCCTTGTGTTTGATTATCCCAATTTGGTTTTACCCAGGTTGAGAAAGTTAAACCGTCACCACCAACATCACATAGATCTTTTATTCTTAAGGCTGCTTGTTGACCTGAATCTAAAAACGAGGAGCTTGGAGCAGCAGGATATGGAAGAGGATTACCCGGTTCAAATCTTAGACTGTTTCCACTAGTAGCGGCAGCAGAACCTCTTGAAAATACTGTTATCATATATTAAATATTATTATTGAAATGTTGCTGTTACTGAGTAACCTTGTGCTGCTGGAGTAAATCCACCACCGTTTTTATGTATAACATGAAGCGTGTAACCTGTTGTTAAGTCATACGACGTATTTACAAGAGTAGTGTGCGCATGGTATCTATTACCGTCTGTGTGTTGCCATATTTCACGATGTACCCAAGTATTTGTTAGATCTCTTAATTCTAAGGTCCATTCTTGATCTGCTGAACCTTCTGGCCAAGAATCACCGTATGAGGCAAATATACTTACCAATCGCATACCATCCATACTGTGTGGAATAGTTACATAAGCATCATGCCAATTATTAGCAGGATACCATGTTGTTAGAGATTTAGAAGCAGGAACTACATTTATTCCAACGTCTGGTGATCCACCACCACCGCCATCTATACCCGCAGCACCTTGAGCACCTGCTGTACCTGCATCACCTTGAGCACCATCAGTTCCAGGAGTTCCTGGTGTTCCACTACTACCTTGAGCTCCTGCTGTTCCTGGTGTTCCTGATGCACCTTGAGCACCATCTGTTCCTGATGCACCTTGTGATCCATCAACTCCAGATAAACCTGCAGTTCCAGCTCCAGTTGCACCTTGAGCACCATCTATTCCATCATCGCCTTTTGCACCTTGAGCACCATTTGTTCCAGCGTCACCTTTTGCACCTTGAGCACCGTCTGATCCGGGAGTTCCAATTCCAACTTCACCTTTAGCACCTTGAGCACCATCTGTTCCAGGGGTTCCGATTCCAACTTCACCTTTATCACCTTGAGCACCATCTGTTCCAGATTCACCCTTGGCGCCTTGAGCACCATCTGATCCTGGAATTCCAGTTCCAGTTGCACCTTGAGCACCATCTATTCCAATATCACCTTTTGCACCTTGAGCACCTGTTGCACCTAAGTCACCTTTTGCTCCTTGAGCTCCTGTTGCACCTAAATCACCTTTAGCTCCTTGAGCACCTGTTGCACCTAAATCACCTTTAGCTCCTTGAGCACCTGTATTACCTAAGTCACCTTTTGCACCTTGAGCACCATCTATTCCAATATCGCCTTTTGCACCTTGAGCACCATTTGTTCCAATATCACCTTTAGCACCTTGAGCTCCCGTAGTACCTAAGTCACCTTTTGCGCCTTGAGCACCATCTGTTCCAGGAGTTCCTGTTCCAGTTGCACCTTGAGCACCATCAATTCCTGAAGAACCTTTTGCACCTTGAGCACCATCTATTCCAATATCACCTTTTGCACCTTGAGCTCCTGTTGTACCTAAGTCACCTTTGGCACCTTGAGCACCCGTGTCGCCTTTTGCACCGTCAAATCCTAGAGTTCCATCAGCACCTTGAGCACCGTTTGTACCAGCATCACCTTTGGCACCATCAGATCCAGCACTACCTTGAGCGCCTTCTAATCCTGGAATTCCAGTTCCAGTTGAACCTTGAGCACCATCTGTTCCAATATCGCCTTTTGCACCTTGAGCTCCTGTTGTACCTAAGTCACCTTTGTCACCTTGAGCACCTGAGTCGCCTTTTGCACCTTGAGCTCCATCTGCTCCATCAGCACCTTGAGCACCATCTGTTCCTGTAGCACCTTTAGCACCATCTGTTCCAGCAGTACCTTTTATACCTTGAGCACCATCTGCTCCTGGAGTTCCTGTTCCAATTGCACCCTGAGCACCTGTTATACCATCAGCACCTTTAGCACCGTCTGTACCTGCAGCACCTTGAGCACCATCTGTTCCAGCACTACCTTGAGCACCATTAGTTCCAGCAGAACCTTGAGCACCATTTGTTCCAGCACCACCTTGAGCACCATCTGCTCCGCTTGGACCAGTTGCACCTTGAGCACCATCACCAGCACCACCTCCTACATTCCATTTGTCTATAAAAACATTTGAAAATATAGGTAAATCTGTTGGTAAATTTCCATTAAAAGTAATGTTACCTGTTGCATTTACATCAGGATTACCAACACCAACTGTATTAATATTTGATGCGTAAACAACAACACAACTACTTTCTGAAAAAGCAGAGAAATCTACATAAACTTCAGAAAAGCTGTATTGATTATAAACTCCTGCACCTCCAGTTTGAGAAACTGTCGTAATATCAAAACTACCTGTTGCTAATAGACCTAAAAACTTATTTTCATTATCAACTCCAGCATTATCATTAAATGAAAGTACTAATGATCCATTTTGTTCATAAAATGCAGCAGAACCTGGTAAACTTGGTACCGCAGCTGGAGAAAAAGTATCGTGTGTGAATGCATAAACTAAAGCCGCTTGAGCTGCAGCACCTGCACCTCCTTGTAATCCTTGAGCACCAACTTCACCTTTAACACCAGTTAAACCAGTTGATCCTTGAGCACCCTTGGCACCTTGAGCACCATTAGTTCCAGCACTACCTTGAGCACCACCAGTTCCAGTTGCACCTTTATCTCCTTTAGTACCTGAAATAGCACCTAAACTAGATAATTCCCAAACATATTCCACTTTAGGTGTAGTTCCATCTTCTTCATAAACTGTATTGCCTTCAACATCTATCATGTCTCTTTCAGCAAACATCAGAACTTTATCAAGATCAGTTGATAAATCAATTTCGTCTGGTACTTCTTCTGAACTACCAACGATTCTATAACCTTTAATTACTTGACCAATTAAGTCAATGTTAAAGTCCATCTCAGTGTGTCTAAGCGGTCTTCCTTTAAATTGAGGTTGAAATGATTTGTAATAGCCTTTTGTGCCATATACTCCATAAGTTTCATCGCCCCCTTCTACTCTTCCAGTTGAAGAAAATGGATGTTGTCCTGGACGAATATCACTTCTGCCTTTATCTGATGGTGTTGTCATTTTTTAATACGTATTTTTTATATTCTTTTGTTAAATTTTTGTAACTAAGATTTTTTGCTGCTTCTACATAACATGGATCTTGAATATAATTTTCAATATCTTCAACGTAAGCCAAACAAGTTGCAGTTTTATACCATGAATAAATCTTATTTAATTGTGTTCTAAGATCGTTTAGATCTTTAATATGTGAGGCATTAAATGCCAATGCTTTTCCACTAGAAAAGTCAATTGCAGTATCAATAAAGATTCTATTAGTTTTACCACCATTATAAGGATCTCTTGCATCAACTATAAAATTAACCAATTGATAAAATTCTTCATCAACCAAATAACAATTACATGCACTATCAATTCTAATGTTGGGTTTTGTCAGATCTATTCTGGCTTTAAGTTCTTTAAGATCTGCAAAGTTAAAATTTCTTCTAACTCCATCCCTTTCAACTGAAACCTTTATTTCAGTAATATGACCAACATTTTGTTCGATTCTATACAAACAATCATTGATTAATGTAAGTGTTAATTTATCTGTAGTCATATTATTTAATATGTGTTATCCAATTTGTAAGCATGTAACCAATAATACCGCCGATACCAGTTATTAGCATCCAAAATAATTTCATGACGTTAGCTTTCCATGACATAAGTTCTTTATGTTCTTGAAGTAAAAGTTGTTTCTCATCATGCCACGCATCCCATTCTTTTCTAATTTCTGAGTTCTTTCTGGTTTCAACAACAACACCATCATAAGGATTCAATAGCTGTTTCTTCAGGTCCGAAATATCGTCCTTCATTTGCTTTTGACTTTCTATAAGCAGTGCTATAGAATTCTCTAATTGATTATAATTTGGATCATTAATTTTGGTTTTTAATGACTCAAATGCTCTAATCATTTCGTCAACTAGTTCTCTTGGGTTTTTTGCTTCTTCTGACATGTTATCTATTGTCTGCTATCCATTTCTTACCGATTGGGTTTTTCAATGGACGAGTTAGTATTTTTTTAATTTCTTTTTCAATTGAGACGAATATATCATTTGCATTTTCTGAATTGTCGACAATGATAATATTATTGCTGCCGAATTCTCTTTGAAAATGTCCTAAGTTATTTTGGACTGCTTGCCAAATTTCTTCTACCATTGTTTCTGGTAAAGATCTTGATCTATTTGAATTTCTAAATTGTGCAACTTCCAATGATGTGTTAACAAAAATCATGTAAGTGTCATATCCTAAATCATTAAGTTTTTTCTTCTTCTTAGCAATCTTATTAAAATCATCTCCAGTTCCATCTAAGATCATGCCTAATTTGCCTTGTTCATATAGATTTTTTCTTGCAACAGTAGATCTTTTTGCAATACCTCTTAATGAATCAGGTCCACTTGTTAGCTTTTGAAATTCTTCAGGATCCATAGTAGCCAAATCCTTTGGATCTATACCTGCGTTTCTAAGTTGGAATTCAAACGCTTGATCCGAATTAATCATTTTTAATCCAGTCGAGTAGCTAACTGATTGTGATGTTCCATACGGAAAGCCAAAAAGTTCTCCAGCCACGTGAGATTTACCAGATCCAGGTCCTCCAGCCATAAAAAAAGCTTTGAGAATATTAGGATCGTGTACACCTTCATATAAAAATTGTTCTAATGTTAGAATATTACGCATGTTGGACTATGTATTTATTTAGGCTATATATCAAACAAAAAAAGGGCGTCAATGACGCCCTTCGCAATGTGTAAAGTAAAATGCTTACAATATGTAAAGTTACTTTAAAGTTAAAACATATTTTAACTTATCTAGTAAAGCGATAATTTCATCAACGATGTTGTTAAGTTCTGAATCTTGTTCAGAGAATATCGCCTTTGAATCTTCAACAAATAACATATAGCAATCACCTAAATATGTTTCTATTGCTTGAGGACTATAGTCTTCTAGTTCAATAATTCCTTTAACAAGAGATGGTCTTTGATATTTACCCATAATAGCTTCGGCTAAATTATCCATTAAACCAATGTAAGCTTCGTAATGACCTCCAAATGCATCATGTTCTTCAAAACTTTTGGTTTGCCAATGAAAAATATGTGCTTGGTCTCTTACTGCTAAAAGCTTTACAAAAAACGAAGAATATTCATCAGAACTTGATGTAGAAGTAGCAACTGATTCATCTAATCTAGCTGCGTGTTGAAATTTATCAGTTGGAAATGCTTTGTTTAATTGTTTTTCAACATCGCTTTCTATTGTAAACCATTTGCTTCTATATTCAAAATCACCATCATAGTCAATCTTGACGATTGTGCCATCGGAGAAGTGTAATGAATTGTCAAATTCTTTAAAGTGGAAAGTAACTTTTGATTCTGTCACTAATGATTCATTGAATGGTTGTAAAGTTGAATTAGGACTTGACTTAGCTATTTCTTTATACATGCCAATTAATTTAGGTAAAATATAACCACCTAAGACTAAAAATGCATTTGTTGAGTGATAGTTGTTGTCCTCTAATTCATCATAGATTGCTTGACCATTTTTAGTAATTGTATCTGCGATACCAGCTTTGTCAATTGCAGCTTTCATAGCATCTGTGTACTTTTTCTGCATCATTTTGTTTGAATATAATTCTCCACCACTTCTTAAACCTAATGATTTAAAAACAGTGTAATCCATATCCATAAGTTTGTCAGCTAATTTAGTAACTGCAGATTCAGTAACTATTGATTCATTGTAATCATCTTCCTCTTCTTCTTGGTACCATGATTGATTTGGATCATTTGGTGCTTCTTGTGTAAAATCGTGCTTTTTATAGTTAAAGCTTCTTGGATCTTCTATTAGAGCTGGGAAAAGAACTTTTCCTTTGATTCTTTGTTTACCAAACGCTAGATCAATACCATCTTGTCTGCCTGCATTTTCAATACCATTCATTTGAGCTAGTAATTCATAGTAGTCTTTACCACTGAATTCTCCGTAACCGTCGTATTTCTTCTCAGTCCATTTGTTACCTTTGTTGTCAAACATAGTAACTTCAATGGTATTTTGCTTTTCAGAACCAATTTGGTTTCCTGTATCATGTGTCATCCACGAGAATTGACCTTCTGTAATTAAGGCTTCTCCGACGAATTCTTTAAATGTTGTTTTCATATAGTATGTATCTTTATTTTAAATCCCTTTGAAGTTAACAAAATCAATAGGACTTTGTGATTGACTTACATAATATTTGTAAGCCTTTGTTTTTTCATTGTTTGATAGTCCATTGTACATTCTTTCAATCTCTCTTTCGTGTGATTTACCAGCAGTATAAGCTCTATTGTCATCAGAATACATGTGATACTTATCGAATCTATCAAAATTCATTTGCCAAATCTCATAAGGTGTGTACATCTTATCTGTTAAAATAGCTAAGATTTGATCCTTAGTTAATTTCTTCTTATTTAGATACCATTCCCATGATCCTCTAAAAGAACCAATTTTATAGGCATGGATAACATCTCCTGTTGTCAATTTAATCTCAAACTTGATTCCTTTTTTCTCTTGACTTTGATCTTCAAATGATTTAATAAAAGAGTCAGCTTTGTCAAATTTTACTGGAATTAAGTGTTTAACTGAAACTAGAACATCAGCTTCTAAATCTTCTGGAGATCCAAATGATTTCTTGCTTTTATTGTAATCGTCGTATGTTTGGTAAGCTTCGAATGCCATAAGTCCTAGTGAGTTATCAGATTTGTCTGATTCAGTTAAGTAGTAAGCTACATATTCTTCTCTAGTCATGCCCATTTTCTGGGCTTGTGGACCGATAAAGTCTATGAAATTGTCAAAAAACAGTATGTTCATGAATTTGGTTTATTTTTGCTTTATATATCAAAGAAAAAGGCCTTACGGCCTTTTCTTAATTAAATAGTTGTTTGAGTCCTTCTCGTTCTATTGTAGACTTAAGAACTTGTACGTAATTTGATGCTTCGGCGTAGTTTGCACCTAAGTATGCATAGTACTCATCTTCTGTTTGAATTTGGCCTAAGTACCTACATTGAAAGAATGCATAGTCATAGACAGATTCTTGCCAAGAATTGTAATAAGCATGATTTAATTGTGTGCCTTGTGCAGTTGTAATTCTGCGATTGGCTTCTTTCATGCCAAATAGATTGTGATTAGTTTTAAAGATTGTGCTTTTAAACTTTCCAGTTTCAATAATAGACTGAGCCATTACAATATGTGGAAACTTTACATTTAGATCCTTTAACATAGTAGCAAACTTTTCTTTGCTAAAATTAACTCTTGAAGAATCAGATCTAACCATTAAAACTTCTCTTTCGTATGTGGTCAACTTGGTAATTTGTCCCATGCGACCCATAAAATAAGAACTTACTATTAATACACCTAAGATGATGCTTGTATAGATTGTTGGTTTGACCAGTTTAACTCTTTTAAACTCTAGTCCTTTTGTACAATACTTGTAAATCATAATATTAAATTTAGTTAGTGTATAATTTATATGAACTAGTTTTAAAAAGTTTCAAACAAAAAGAAGGCCAGTATATCTGGCCTTCATGTAATATATTGATTATTAATTAGTTGATTTCATTCTTGGGAACACCAACCATGATTAATGATTCGATGAAGTCATTTGCGTATGTTTTAGATTTAAAAGAGAATACATCTGTAGATTCTTTCTCACCTAATTTTCTATACATGTCATCAAAAATATCATTAGCTTGTACAGCATATCTTAAAGAAACAGTTACTTCGTTCTTTTCATTGATTTCTAATGATTCGTATTTAATCATATCAGGACTAAATTTATCAAAGTTTGCTTTTGCCCATTTTACAGCTTCATCATAAGACTTAAAGTGCTTAGTGTCTTTTTTAAAGTTTTTGTCTTTGTTTAAGAACTCAATAAAAACCGCTTCATCTTTTTCGGTAACCAAAGACTCATCTGTGTTTTCATCAATTGATTCGTTACCGAAACTATAATCACTAAACATGTTTTTAGCTTTTACCAAGTCAGCTTGTGTACCACTTCCTTGATATAATATCTTGTAACTATCAGAATATCTTTTTGCGTCGCTTAAAACTTCTCTTACATCTTCAGTTCCAATTGCAACATAGCCTGCGCTAGTTGAATTTCCAGGATTTGTGTATAGAACAAATTTTACTTTTTTTGCTTCAGCAATTACTGACTCATCCATGTTTTCTTTAGCATTATCATAAATTGATTTCAACCATGATTCAAATTGACCAGGTTCACCAGCTTTAGATAGATCATGGTGTTCTTTTGTGAATGCCTTTACAAATGCTTTAAAGTCCTTTGCTTCTTGAGCCATTATGTCAATATCAGCCATTGCACCTTCGTTGAAAGATTCATTAGTATATTTACCATCAATTGAAATTTTGTAACCCTTTGGAGCATCTTGAACAAAGATATAACCTACTTTTTTACCAGGATTTTCTTTTTTAACTCTTTTTAGTGTATTTTCTAATTCAGCCATATCAACTTTTTCAGTAATAGTAGATTCATTTGCAGCCATGTCTTCAATTTGCTTTTTAACATCTTCTGGCATTTTCTTATCATAATAAGTAATGTTACCACCAACTGAAATATGTGCTACTGTTTTGTAATCACCATTTACTTCCTGTGCTCTGTTCCAAACTGTCGTTCCGTTACCTAATGAACCAAAACCTAAATCATATTTCTTAGCCTCTTCTAGTTCTGTAGATTCTTCTAATTCATGATAAGATGTGTTAGCTTGATTTAAGAAGTTTTGTGCCTGTGAGATGTGATCTTGAATCCAACCTGGAAGATCTTTTTCAGTCTCACCAATCTTTTTCATTAATTCAGCTGCATTCTTAGCAATATCAAGTAATTGACCATTTGCCATTCCAACTTCATGATCGTTAGCTTCTGTAACTGATTCGTTATACTCAATAGCTCCCAATTTCTGATCAAATTTAGCAATAGTATTTTCTACTCTGTCTAGATCTTTTTGAATAGCTTTTAAACCATTGATCCATTTTTGATCTTTAATGTCCCATCCAAGCATCATAATAATTTGATCTTGTAATTGTGTTAAAGTTGTACCAACCTCATCAAAGATTAAAGTTTCATCTTCATTAACTTTAGCCTCATCTAATCCCATTTTAGAGATAGTTTCTTTTACAAATCTAACAGCATCTTGAATAGAGTAATCAAATTCTTTAGCTATTTTATTTAAGAAAGTCTCAACCATTTTCTGCTCTTTTGAAAGTGCTTCATTAATTACTGATTCTTTAACTGGCTTCTTTAAACCTTTGATAAAATCTTCAACCGTTGAAGTAGTTGTACCGTATTTCTCACCTCTTACAGCCATGTTTCTTACAGATCCATCATCGTAGATGTTATAAGAACCACCATCATATTCTTCGCCGTCAACATCTAAGTCAAATGAATCTTCTTCTAGAGTTTTAACATTAACCGTGCATTTAACACCGTCATTTTTAGAAATTGCTTTAGCAAGAGTTTCAGCTACTTTTTTAGTTTCTGCTTTTGATAAGCCTGCAGGTGCACCATAATTTGAGTTTGCTTCTAAAAGTTCTGGATAATATTCTTCAACAGTATCTGCATCCATTTCATAGAATTCACTTTGTAAGTATGCAAGAATGTCTTTTTTCTTACCAGTCATTTCATAAGTTCCAGGTTGGCCATTAGCACCTTTTACTGTAAGTTTATATTTCTTGAAAGCGGCTTTAGCTGCTTTGTCTTCTTCTTTGTCTGAATCGTCCCATGCCATATCAAGTTCAATAGTTTCAACTTCATTTGGCTTTTTAGATGTAAGAGCTTCTTTAAGTTCGGTGTTAGGATTCATTGCTTCATTTGCTTTGTGCATTTGATTAATAAAATTCTTAGCTTTAGCTTCTGAACCACCAAAGTATTTTAAAATACCTTCTGATGCAGTTGCTGCAAACTTAGAATAAAGCATATCAGCTGTATGACGACCAATTGGAGCATTTAAAACTAGTAATGCTACTTCTTCGCTAATCTTGAATGCTTTCATTAAATCAGCAACAGCATCTGTAAACATTTTCTGTACTTGAGCTTCTTTGTAAACTGTTTCTAAAGAACCATAAAAGCCATAAGCCATATTAACTTGATCTTCAGTGTATTTGAATTTTTCTTCTACTGCTTCTTCTTCACTAACATCAGCACCGAATACTTCATATTCTTTGCCATTAAATTCAAATGTTTTTGCTTTGGCTTCTCTTGCCTTTGCTAATGCACCTAAAAATGCATTTCTTTCTAGCAATTCTTTTGCTGCTTTAAGAGCAGAAACCATATCAAGTTTGTTTTCTACCAAACTAAGAATAGTCTTAATGCTATTTCCTTCTTCTGGTAAATTAGCAACTAAAATATTTGCTTTTGCTGTGTTTTTGGTTTCTACCATTAGAATGGCAGTCTTTGCTTCTTCTCTTGTATAAACGGTCTCGTTTAGTGGTTGGAAGTTATTGAAGTTTACGTAATTCATTTTTAACTTTATTTTTGTTTCATTATATATCTTCATAAAAAAGGAGACTTACGTCTCCTTTAATGCTTTACGCTGGGCCGCCGACGCCGAACTGGAACCAATAAGCGCAATCATCAGCTACATCTAGTCCTTCGATTAATTCTGCAAATGGCATGGATCTTAATTTATCCATGATTTTTGCCTCTTTCTTAGAGCCAGTAGTGTTGATCTCTCTTAGGGGATCCATCTCAGAAGCCGACGAAGGTTCTGTGATGAAATCGTCCATTTTGCACTAAATATTTTGATCTATGAAGGTGATTCTCCATAGCTTATATATACGCAAAATCTTTTGTTTCTTTTAAAAAGAGATGTTTTTGTTGGCTTTGATTGTGGAAATTGTAATGTCGTATTCAACTTCAAGAGTTTTAACCAAATCTAAATTGTTTTGATCATCATCAAAGAATTGAAAGCTATGAAAACCTTGTTTAGCCAATTCGACAAAAGCTTCTTTCTTACGTTCACTAATAGAACCCTTAAAACGATGAATAGGATCATTAACGGCATAGATTAAATCTCTGTCAATTCTAAATCCAACATGTTCTCTCATCCATTTGTAAATCATGTCTCTATCGTCACGAGCTGTAACAATACCAATGGCTATTCCAGACTTATAGGCTTGAGCTAATATCTTTAAGTAATACATTATGAGCTTACCAGCTTTCATCACCTCTAGGCTCTTGAAATCACTAAAGTCTAGAACATGATTAGGATTCTTTTCATATTCATTGAATTCCTCTGGTGTTAATTCAAAGCATTTACCAGTTAATTTATCACAAACCCTAATTTTAGCTTGTGTAATTACTAAGGTGTCATCAAGATCAAAGACCATGATTTTACCCAATCGGTATGGTTTAGCTTCGTTTAATTCATTATAATGTTTAATATCCATAATCTTTTATTTATCTATGTAAATATAAACAAAAAAGCCCAAATAAAAAAATCTGGGCTTAAGTATTTTTAATAAAGTTGCGAACAATTATTTTTTCTTTGGTTCATCAGGTTTTGCTTTTTCAGCTGCAATTTGCTTTTTGATGTTTAATTCTTTGGCTTTTAGCTGTAGCTTTTGAGCATCAAGATTAGTCATATTAAGTTGCACTGCTGCTAGATTTTTATCTAAGCTTGCTTCTTCTGCTGGCTTTTTTGATTTGGCCGCAGCTTGAGCTTTCTTTGCAATTTTAGCTGCTTTTTCTTTGTTCTTTTTAACTTGAGTCATAAGGTTCTTGACTTGATCCAAACCAGTAGCTTTAAGAAGAGCATTACCAGCTTTTTTAGCTCCAGCTTTTACAGCACCTTTAACCATATCGCCAACAGCTTCTTCTACATTTTGTAGATTCTTCTCAGCTAAGAACTCTTCATATAGTTTGATCTTCTTCATTACTTTTAATAAGTAGAATCCATAATTAACTGCTTAATCTCTTCTGTGATTGCCTTCTTATTTGCATTTGAAGGCATAATTAGATTATCATCAAGGTATTTTACAATTAACATAGCAAGAACTTGAGCACCAGATGGTTTGTTTTTACCAGCAACTTGGACCATAGCCTCTTCAACGTTTTCTTCGTTTACAAATTCTTGATATAGTTTTACGTTTTTCATAATTTTATATTTTTATTTTGGCCATAACATTACTGTTCCTGGATCTGCAAATTGACCATACCAGCCACATTTGTCAAGAAACTTAGCAAGATCTTTATGAATACCTTGAGGATATTTAGATCCACCATGATAGTAGTTAAACATCTCATCTTTGGCATTTGGCATTAAAAGATCATCACTACCACCTAACCAGATACCACCTTCTTCACCGTCGAATTCTTCAGTTGTTTTTACAAAATCAAGACCATACTTTGTACGCATAGTGCTCATCATTTCGTCTCTTGTTAAAATCTTAGCTTCATTCAAGAAGTCTTCAAATAGTTTTACGTTTTTCATTGCTATGTCTTTATTTTATTCCTAAGTCTTTGTGTAATACTTCCATGAATGGTGCAAAGTTATGTGTACCATATTCATCTTTAAGTACTTTAGCTACTGCTAATGCAAAATCTTCGTATGACAATGAGTCATTAATTTTAACAATTGCTTTGTCAATTTCTTTGGCTAATATATCTGACTCTTTAGATTCGTTCATGATAGCTTCAGTTACTACTAAGCCATATTCTCTAGCCTCGTCTCTTAATTCATCCCAATCTCGTAAATCATTAGATTTAATATAACCTACTAAATCTTTAAAACTATTAAAGCCCATCTTTTTTAAGACATCTGCATTAGTGTACATTGCTCTTAAAAAAGATTTAACACCAGCAGAGCTCATAGCTATTTCATTGATTGGTTCGATTTCATTTAAGAAGGATTCATCTAAGAAGTCTTCAAATAGTTTTACGTGCTTCATATTAATATTTACGTTTTAATTTTAATGGCTTCTTGTGAGATACACCCATTATTTCATTAGCAGCAAAAGATTCAAATCCAAGTTCTTTAATAGCATCAAGGATTCCGTTTTCTCTAGTGATCCAAGATTCTAGTGCGTCAAACATGTCTTCTTTTTCTGCCTTTGTGGTATTAGCATCAATGCCTCTAGATGATAAATTGCTATCGCAAACACCTTGCCATTGTGCTAATAAACTATCAAAATATTGTTGGTGATAATCAGTATAAGCTCCTTGAAATCCAGGATTCATGATGATTGCAATCTTTTCTTCTCTGGTTTTTGCATTTGTAGCTGGAAATCTTTTACCAACATTATATCTGATCTTAGTCAACCAGTCATGAATATCTTTAGTTTTGATTTTATCATCATCTAAAGTTTTATATTGTACAGCTTCACTAATGAACTGTTCAAATAATTTAATGTGCTTCATTATTTACCCATTTCTTTTTTAATTTCATTGATAAATTTAACTAATCTGTCAGCAGCATCTTTCATAGATTTGGCAGTTGACTTTCTAAATTTAATCTTTAAACGAGATTCGTAACTTACAGGAACATTAGGATAGTAAAGACTTTGTACAAATGTTTCCATTTTACCATCTTTATAAATAGCCATTCTAAAGTAGTTAGAGTTTTCAACATAACCATTAGACCATTCTGATTTAGGATCCAAGGAAACTAGCAACATAATAGTGTCATTGCCAAATACACCTTTGCTAAGAGAATAATAACCTGGATTTTCTTTTTCTAATCGATCCTTTAATATATCGATGGCTGCCTGTATGTCTACTGTGTCATTGTCAAAAATGGCAGCTTCATTCAAGAATTGTTCAAATAACTGTACGTTCTTCATCTTATTTATTTTTAATTTGTTTTTCTATATATTCAATAAAATCTGCAGCAGAAACTTTACCTCCAACATTCCATTGATTTAAACTCTCTGTGCTATATCGGACATTGTAAGTTTTCCAATCGTAGATGGTAAAATAATTACCTCCAAATTCTACAACCCAATCAAAATTGACTTTTTCGTCACCAGATTGACCATAAGCTGGCTGACCCAATAATGAGATTAGATCTGCGTATTTGCAAGCTATGTAACCTTTAAGGCTAGAGCCATTTGTTTTGCCTGAGGCTTGTTCTGTGTTTAATGCTGTTATTTTCATAATTATTGAGAGATTTTAATTTTGTTATAGGCTTTATCGTATCTTGCTAATTTTGCAGTAGCTGTATGGATTTGCAAAGGATGAAAGTCTTCTGGGTTTTCAACAACACACTCGTCATGAGAACTAATATACCATGAGATCAAACATTCAGCCTCCGTTGGAGTGTACATTTGAGTACGCTTATTGATTAATTCAGCAGCTCCAGTCAATCCTCGTTCATTAGCTTCATCAGTACTAAGCATATCTAAATAGTCTTTGATCTGTTGCTTGATAGCGTTCTTGTAAATTCCGAGGTCATTGTAAATGTGTAACTTTGTCATCTTTGTCTAGTTTAAATTTGTTATATGTAAATATACTAATAATATTTGACATAAAAAAATCCGGATGAAAATAAATTCACCCGGACCTAAAAAGTTACGAACAATTACTCTACTTCTTCCTCAAATCTTGAAGGATCTTTAAAGTAATCAAGCATCTCTTGAGTTGCCTCGCCAAGTTCAAAGTCAATGCCTTGTAAACCAAAGTCTTCTGAACCAGCAAGTTCTGTCTTAAGAGCTACGTAATCATCTTCTGTTGGTTCTTGAAAGTACCCACAAAAGTGTAGGATAACGATTTGTTCTGGATTTTCTTCATCTTTTACAAATGCTACCAGTCCATGTGTAATGTTTTCGATTGTTTCTTCTGCCATGATTAAAATATTAGTTCGTATGTTGAGTTTTCTGTTTTAAATTTAATGCTAATTGCTGATTCTACTAGGATCTCAGTCACTTTGGTTGTTAACCAATAGTCTTGATCTGAGTAACTTCTTGCTGTCACAGATCCTACTAATAAAGAACAGCCAACAGTTGGTACATTTGCCACTATTTTGTCAAATTTGCCATTTTCTGTCCATGCAATAGCTTCTATTCTTGCACCTTGTTCCTTAAATTCTGCTGATCCATCACTATGGATTTTGTATAATCTCGCCATCTTCTTGTATTTCTAGGTTAGGGTTTTCGATAATCATAATAAGAGTATCAATCTTACTTGATTTAATAACGTTTTTGTAGTTTCTGTTTCCACTAAAGAATTCATTGTACTGATCTCTTGGAATTGCATACCATATCTGTTCGTAAGAATTGTGCCAGAATACGTAATTGTAAATTTGATCCATTTTGTTTTATGTGTTTTTAGTCCAGAACATAATAAAATCTTTAGGTTCTGATTTGTTTTCAAATATTTTTATTGCGCACGATTGGCAACATGTTGTAATCCAACCCTTCGTCTTTCCTATTTCTTCTTTAGTTCCACAACCTTCACATGTCTCGTATGATTCTGATTCAGCTTGTTGGATTCTTTTATGGATCTCATCAGAGCCTTCATTAATATAGAATCTAAGACCTCCAAATTTCTCTTTGATCTGGCAAACTTCTTTGTTCCAACCTAATTTAATTAGATCTTCAATAAGATGTTTCTCTAATTCATACCAACCAGCATCGTGTTGCATAAAGTAACTATCTGTAATTGGCGGTGCTTGAGTCTTCCATCCATTTACCAAGCCACCGATGCTTTCAAGATATGTATTAAACTCTTCTCGTGTCATTTTATGTCTACATGAATAAATTTTATAGTGTCTCCAACATAATATTTTTGAACACTACAACATCCAGTCCTACCTGAATTTGTTTTATAAAAATGATAATTAGGTTCTAATGTGCTTTTTTCTCCTATCCAAGTCGAATCTACTACTTCAAATTCAATACTTTTTACTTTGTATTGATTTTCTTCATGCATTTTAGTGCTTATAAAAAACCACATCATACATAAAAACAGTATTAGGGCTGCAAAAACTATAGAAATCCTCTTCATCTTAACTAAAGCTATCTGATGAACTAAATCTTAAACCATCTATAATAGAGTCATGAGCACTTGGTCCCCAATAATGATAGTTTGGATTCTCCAAAGCAGCTTTTTCTTCATGAGCCTGATCAAATATTAGGCCATCAGGGCACCAATTTAAGGCCATTTCAATAAACTCTTCACATGGAATTTCAGTTCCATATTCGTCAACTACTCTACCGCTTCTGATATAAGCCAACATCTCTTCTTTGTTGGTGTAATACAAATTAGTATTTAGGTTCCAACAAAACTGCCAGCCACCGCTTCTTTTACCAAGATGTGTACAAATACCAGCATTAAATTCATCCCATGGATCTGCATTTTCCCAGTCATTGGCTGTAATTTGCACAGTTCTAAATCCATTAGCTACCATCGGTGCATCTAATGTCAACTTCGCTATTCTTTCTTCTAGCTTTTGCTTTCTTTCAATCATTTCGGCCTCAGTTGGCACTCTAACGTAATTAGTTCCCATAGTTATTATATGTTTGACTCGTCTTTTGTTTCTGAATATTGTCCTATTTCTTGATAAGCTTGAGCTAATAGCATTAAAGCTGCATCTAATTTGTCACTAACAGATTTATTTATTTTAACCCAAGGATGCTGTAGTAAATGATCTTCTAATATCGATGCAACCATGTGAGTACGATCTAATGCCTCATGAATATAAAATGGATCATTTTTGACTTGATCCAAGCCATTGCTATCTTCTACCATGTGTCAACGTCTGTTAAGTCTAATTTGGTTTTAGTTAGGTCACTCCAAACCTCAACTCCATCACCAATTCCTGTTGGAGTAAATGAATAAGTGTAGTTTCCATATTCACCAAAAAGATCTTTGATCTTTTCTTGCCATTCTTTAAGCTTGACCATTTGGTCCTTTGTTAATTCAAATTTCATTATTTAATATATTGCTTTCTTAGTAACATTACAACATCAAGTGCATCCTCTACTGCGTTATGGGTTACGACGTTTGATAAACCTGCACGTTCTTTACACAGGCTCAAACCTGGAGCAGCATTATCATTAGTCCAATCGACAAATAGTATTGCAGGATCCAAAACACGACCTCTAATCTTAAAAACCTGTTTCCAGCGTGGAAGTCTTTCCAAGAATTTTTGGTCAAATGATGCAAAGTTTTTACCAGCGGCATTAAAATACCATGGCTTCATTTTAGAAGTCAAAGCTGGGTAACTTTTACCATTTACAATTTCTCTCATATCTCCAAAGGTATAATCACCTTCTAAAGCACTATGATCGAACATAAATTGGAAAATGCGTTTAACTACATCTTCTTCGTTTAAGTATTCACGACCAGTTTCAGCCTCAATTTGCTTACGTTCTTCGTCTGTTTTTGCCAACTTATAACGTAAGATGTCTGAGATCAAATCTCGGTTCATGTTCAGCGCAAAGATTTCTCCATCGAGTCTTTCGCGAATGATAGCTACTTCTAATTTTGGCAGCTCATTAATTGGCTTGATGTCATTACAGTCCTCTAGAACAATACCAATTGATAATGTTTGAGATCTTTCGTTGTCAATGCCTGTTGTTTCTATATCAATACTAGCGTACTTCATGTTGTATTTTGTTAAATTTGACAAACTCAGTTGCCTTGATTAATTCGTTGAATTGTTTTAGAGCAGATTTAAATGACATTGCTCTGCCACTTGGTGTTTGCATGTGAGTAAATCCGTTATTTGCAAAATCATTAGTATCACCCCATAACAAATAATATTGTGTAGTGACTGAATTTCTTGCATTGATTTTCCATGATCTGTACCATCCTTTGTCACTTTCTCTAAGAATAGTTGTGCATTCTGCTAATGCAACGTGAATTGGCATAGGCTGACCTTCTTGAAATCTTTCGAATTCAACATGGATCTTGATATTGCCTAGTTTTCTATGTACTATTGTTTTCATTCTAATTTTATTACTACGTAAATATACTAAATTCTTTTGACATAAAAAAATTTATTTTCAATTAAATTTCAGATGCTTCAAAAGCTTTATAAACCTTATAAGAAAGAGTCTTATAGTTCATATTAAACTTATCTGGCATAGCTTCCAAAACAGTTAAGTTTTTATAAGGACTATTAGTTGGTTTGCACCAACGTCTTGAATAGTACATCCAATTATAGAATTGCACATAGGCGTTGGCCTTTCTGGTGTACTCTTTGGTGTTAATTGGCAGATTAAACTTCTTAATCAAAGCTACTGATCTTTTCTCATTGTCAAGTTCCAAATCTCTTGATAAACCCAACCATTTTTTAATGTTTCTGACTTCTGTACCTGCCAACCACTCGTCTACATATCCCATTGAGACATCAGCTGCATTCCAAATTGGAATGTTTTCGTCCCATTGAGTAAAGTGACCATATTCATGGACTAAGACATCTAGAGCCATTGAATGTTTGCCAGCAACCACAAGTGCCATGTTCTCTGTGTCAAACCAACCTGAACATTTGATTGATTCTGACATTTTAACATACTTACATGGTCTTAGATCAAACTTGATCCCCTTTCTTCTACATTCTCTTTTCACATGGTCGACAAAGGTCTTGATTTTAGGGTTAGTTTGATCTATCATAATTTATATAAATTGTATTTCGTTTGTTTCTGGGTTCCAATCAAATGTCATAGGCTTATTAACATATTCATATTCCTCATTTAAAATAGAAGCATTAAAGAAATGTGTTTGTCCGTCGAACTTATAACCATAACCACCATGAATGTGTCCACAGACATGAATCTTTGGTCTAGAAACAGTATCAATATGATGCCTTAATAATGGACAGCCTAAGTTTGGCTCATTATATGGAGGTCCACTCATATCTAAATGTCCTTGAACTGGGCCATGCGTGATTAAAATATCAGTGTCAGTTGGAATTGCAGCCCATTTAGCTTCTAATTCTTTTCCTTGACGAGGTAAGTTAAAAGCCCAATTGTAAAACTCAGGTTGCCAAGGACTACCATAAATTTTAGCAGTTTTTACATTTGCATCATGTGGATCAGCATCTCCAACTACAATCCAATCATCTTGTAAGTAATCAATCAATTTGTAAGAATTGACAATCTCCATTGCCTTTTCTGGTTGATTTTCAAACAAGCGATCATGATTTCCGGCAATAAAAACCAAATGGTCATAATCTTGAGCTTCAAACCATTTACAGAAATCTTCGATCTCGTATGGACTATAACCAGAGTTCATAATATCTCCAGCATGAATTAATAAATCACCTCCTGGCAAATCACCATTTAGCTGCTTGTGTTTCGTGTGTGTATCACTAATAAGAGTAATTCTCATAATATTATCTATACTGATTATACAGCTTAATTTAAACTTGTTTCATAAAAAAAGCCACCGAAGTGGCTTTTAATGTTTAACGGGATCGTTGTTCGTTATTTTCTTCTCGGCAGAATAACCCTGTTTAACGTCTTCGGCTTTGATTTTCGCGAGAGTCTACTATCTTCAACTTCATCCTACTAGTCACCTATTGGGGTGGTTTGACGTGTAACCTATTTTCCAGTGTTAGTCTTCACCTTGTCTAGCCGCTTCAAAACTAAGGACGAATCATTAGCTCCACGTTTATCCCAGACTCTGTCATAGTTTGTGTGTACTTTTTGCTGTACCGATCCACCTGGTTCCTTGTTTTCCGTTTATATAAGTATATGGTTGTATAAGTTGCTGTACGGAACCAATTTTCTTTATATATCTTAAACGATTGGTGAGTACCTTTCGCTTAAGATTGTTTTATCCATTATTTGTTGTGGAGATTCAATATCTCCTCCAAGTAAACTTTTCATAATTGCTGGTGAGAATCCGCTTACCAATGCAGTGCCTTGAGTATCAAAGGCTACTGGTACACCACCATTTCTAGATTGAATGTTCCAATAAACAATCTGAGGCATTGTGTAACCTGCTGCATCGTACATCTTCTCGATCATTTGTTGTGCAGTTGGATTCCATTTTCCATCTTCGTTTCTCCAACCTCCACCTCCAGTTGCCGCATTAAATTCCATATCTGATAAGATAAGAATCTTATTTGGCATTTCGTCTTGAGACAAATTATGCTTAGTGGCTTGATCTAAGATCAATTTAAAAGTCGCCTCGAGATTCGTTGACATTCCCCAATTTGAAGATGACATCTGTGCGTAGCGATCTTTTAGTGAACCACTTAATACTTGTAATTGTGGATTATCAGAGAATGTGATGAATGCATCTTTGAAAGGACCTTCATTTCTTTCAGAAATATAAAGACCTAATGAGACAGCAACATCCAAACATGTTACAGATTTGCTACCCCCAGCCGGAGTTGACATAGAACCTGATACATCCACAACTGGTAAAATCATATCGCTTGTGCCTTCTAAATAATTAGGAAGGGCTTTCCATTGTTCGTTTGCAACTGTTGCGTTACCTTGTTTTAATGACTTGGTAATGTCATAAGGATAAACTGCACCTGCATTAATCTTAGCCTCACCTTTTACTAGAGAAGCGATATAAGCTGAATAACTTTCGTATGCATTTTTACCAAAGGCTTTTTGGTATCTGGCTGAGGCCACTGATGGTAATTTACCAAATTCAATAGTGTCCCATTCTTTAGCACACATTTTAGTCTCAACAACACTAGTTAATCCAACTAAAGATTTACGATATTGCTTTGGTGACATGCCTGTAAATTTACGTAACTTTTCAGCAATTGGACCTTTACGTGGCATCCATTTAGCACATAAACCATTTTCAGCTATGATAGCATCTGAAATTAAGGTAAATGCTTCTTTTTCAAGACGTGTTCCTGTAAGAACTAATAAATCATCCCATCTACCATATTCGGCAATCAAATGCAAGTTTGGTTTTAAAGCCAAATCATGATCCTCTGCTAAGTAAATGATAATGTCTTTAAAAACTTGACGTTCTCCAGCACCACCTCTGACATCACGAGCCCAGAATAAAAGTTTCATCGCACGTTTAGGATCTTCATTAAATGCTTTCGAGAAGGTGGCGATCAAACGTTGTTTGTCTTGGCCTCTCATGGCACCAATGTTAAAGAATAAATCAACACAAGCATTCAATGAACTTGAGTTGGTTGCCATACCGTTTTCGGTTAGCATGTCTTCTTGTCTTAAAGCGTCTACGAATTTCATAATTTATTTGATTTGATAGTTATACTGCTTAGTTTTTGATTGTTTCAACCTATTTCAAAAAAAAAGCTGCATTAAGCAGCTTTTTTAAATTTTGTATAAATTCTATTAGAAACCTGCTAATTTAACAGATTTAGTGTTTGCTTTAGCATTGTCTAATGTTTCAGCTGCGAAGTCATATTCTTCTTCAGTGTAAAAATCAGCCTCATTCATTAAAAGATCTAAGAATATTAGGTCATCAAATTTGCACTTTAAGAACTTTGTTACTGGTTCCCATTTTGCTTCCATTGCATCAGTATCATCGCTGTATTCAGAATAAACATCAGACATTGCAGTAGAATTTCCTTCAATTTTAGATAGTTTACCATCAAAGCCATCTAATAAGAATTTTACTAGAGCTGCTTTATCACCGTCTTTACAGATATAACCAGAATAACCATTGTCATCGCTGTGTGAAACTAATTTAAGTCCACCTTGTTTAAATGTAATTAGTCCTGCTTGAACTTCACCATGTGGATCGTTATCGCTTTCGTTTAGTTTTGAAGCTATAAAGGCTTCGAATAATTTAATGTGCTTCATTGTTCTAGTTTGTTTTATATTTAATTAATTTCTTTATATATCAACGACATTTGAAAAAGGCTTACTATATTCTGGCTTAACCATTTTCCAGGCCTTTTCGCTCACATCTTTGCCATTTGCAATGCCAAAAATGATACCATGATTAACATCACTCAAAGCTAAAACTTGTTCAGCAAATTCTTTTTGAGTCATCATACCATCTCTTAAGATCGAAGAACAAACTGCCAAATGATAGTGCATTACTTGTTTAAAATCTGCCGTGATTTTGGCTTGAGTTGCATGAACCCAATCATAAAATTCATCTGGTACATCATTAAGCATTTGCTCTGGCAATTTACCAAATTTCATTAAGTTTTCCCAAATATCGTATGAAGAAACATTAGTTAAGATTCGGTGCAAAGTACAGTAATCCTCGAATTTGATTTTGACCCTTAAGTTAGAAGGAAAGAAACGTAAGACGTAACCTTCTTCGTTGGCTTTGTTCAAAGCTTTTAAAGTTGAGTATAATTCTGGACCCAAATCAAAGACTTGAGTAGTTTTAACAATATCAGACTTTTTAATACCTGACATTTTAAAATAGGCCTGTGCTGTAGTCCAATGTAATTCATCGTCTCCACCTTCTTTCCAATTCCAAGATCGATTAATGGCTGCACCTAAAAATGTAATCTTTTCTTTGCCATAATCAACCACAATTCTATTTTCTGGGTAAATAATCTCACATAAATAGGCAACAGAAGGTTCAAAAGCATCTAAGATGTATTTGGCCTTTAAGATCTCTAAGCCTCGAATGGCCTGATCTGATGTAAAAGATCCACGAGTTGATAAGATCCACTCATTCTTATAGTTAAATAAAATACCCAAGGATCCATCCATTTTTTCTTGAACATAAACATAGTCAGAGTTTGACCATGGAATCATAGTTGCTGGCAATTCTTCATAGTTAAAGAACTTTGGAAATGGCTTAACGATAATCTTGCCATTTTCATCATCAGTAATAACTCCACGACAAGACAAAGTAATATCATCCCAATGCTTCTCATACTGTGTAGATTGAGAGTAATTGTAGATTGACAATGGCAAAGTAGGGTGTGACTGACGAATCAACCAACCTGCTTCTACATACTTATCTAATGTTACTTTGTTCATTTGTTTTATTCTTGTATTAAAACGTATTTGATTCCTGATTCAGTCTGTAAAATCTTTCCAGACTTGATAATTTCTTCTACTCGTATTGGATCATGTCGGGCAATTAACGCCAGGGTTTGTTCCATATAAATAATCTTACTCATTGTCTTCGTCATTAGATTTTGAAGACCAAGATGGTGTTAATAAAAGACCCCACATGGGCCACGCTGATTGTGTAAGATAGCATACTGCTCCAATCAAAGAGAAGAAAGCTATAAAGACTAGTGATACTGCAAAATGTTTCATCTTATTTGTTTATGATTACTGTAAATTTTTTGTCTGAAGATAATATTAGTTCATCGACCCATTTTTGAGCCGCTTCATTTGAATTAAAGTTGTGTCCAATACCTTCTTTGTAGCTGAATCGAATATCTACATGCGCTTTGTTGTAAATTTTCTTATTGGCTTCGTCAACTCGATACCATTTATAGCCATCAAAGGAACTCGTTGGTACCGGCCATCTGCCACCTTCATAATCTGACCAACCAGCTGGAATAGCTTTAGTCATACCATATTGAATTCCTAAGAATGTTTTTGGTTTTGCAGGTATTTCATCGTACCATTCGTAACCAGTTTCGCGTTCATGTGTTAATGTGATCGAGTGTACTAGATCTAGTTGGAAATAATTCTTTTGCATATTAATAAGTATTAGTGATTTGACGAGTTAAAATTTCTGAGTCACCTTCTTGAGAAGAAACTCCTAATGAGATCGAAGTACCATAAGCATTTGCTTTGATAATTGTTTCTCCCCAACTATCAACTTCTGTTGAAAATCTTACAAAGCCAGCTCCAGTTGCTTTTTCATTGTAACCAACCATGTCTTTGTGTTGGATTGCAGGTGAGAAGATGATTGCACAACCATCTATAATCACATATTTTGCCGCGTCTCTCATATTATTTTACTTCGATAATGTTAGGGTATGAACTCATGAAACCAATTCGGTAACCTGCTGTTTTAAACTTATATGTAGAATCTTGTTTAAGTTTCCCATAAACATCACTAGAGTAGAAATTACCTCTAAACATGTCATCTTCAAGCTTAAAAGTTCCTTTGTCTGTATAGACCAAATAATAAGATTCAATGTTATTTCCAACAGATTCAGTAATTCGTTCTTTACCTTCAACTTTGGCTTCAATTGTACTTACATGACCATAAGATGAGATCTCAAATGCAATACCCCCAACGATAAGTGCTACTACTAAAAAAATAATTGATTTTGTCATTGTTTTTGTTTTTAAGTTATACTGTAAATATACTAAATTCTTTTGATATAGGAAAGCTTTTTATCTAAAAGTTACGAACAATTTACAAATCCTTCTTCCATGATTTGTCTTTACGAGTGTACTTGTTCTTGTCTCCATGATCTTTTGTAATCATCATACGTCGAACTATACTTGCAACATGTCGAAAACTTAACCCGTTCAAGTTTTCATTTGGCTTGTTTTTCTTCTTGTTTTTCATACTGCTAATATACTAAAAATATTTGACATAAAAAAATGCAGGCTGAATTATTTTACAAGAATTATAATCCGTATCTTGATTTTAGGGCATTAAAGTTTTGTAGGATTTCCGAGGCAGATAACGCTCGATTATAAATTTGAGTTGAAGATATTCGACCATCAAATGTATAGGCATTACCAGGTTCACCACCAATATTAACATTTGAATTAGTATGTGTAATATTACCGGTTGCGTTCTGAGAAGAAACTTCATTCCCATTTAAATAAATTTTAATAGTTGAACCATTATAAACAAGCATTATATAATTCCAAGCATTAAGTGACCAAGGTGAACTTATTATAACACCAGTTTGGCCAACAACACCATTTAACGCTCGATATATTTGAATTTGGCTATTAAGGTATAACCACATCCCATATTGTCTATTAAGACCATTATTTTTGGCAATAATATGTAGGAAATTACCAGTACTAGTTGGATAACACCAACCGCCAAATGAAATCGTATTAGTTATAATGTCAATACTCGATGTTTCGGGAACACTAACATAACCACTAATACCATTAAATAAAAAGACACCACCATTAATTGAATTATATGTCACACCACTCGATAATGTCCCGTTGTTGTTGTAACTACTTAAATCATTAAATGTTGTCCCTGTTTTTGGATAAGATGGAACATAAGCGGTATCATTCATTAATGTTAAACCACTTGTAACAATTGATGGATAATTTATATTAGTAACCAAATAATTAGGTTGCCCATTAAAATAACTTAAAGCATCATAAACAGTATTAATGTTTGTTCCTCCATATTGTTTAGCAATACCAATTAAATCATTATCGTTTATCGCAGTAAAAACTCCAGTAGGACTATATAAAGCGTAACCCCCGTCTGGAATATTAGCTCCGTTGTAAAAACCAGTTAATGAACTTGGTCCACCACCTGTATTATTTGGGGTTGTGTCAATGGCCCAATTGCCTTTAAAAATAGAGTCAGCTTCAGATCCTGTCTTATTATATTTGAATTTATTTGGCATTATAATCAGATTTTTTCTGTATATATTACCCTTTTTATTACAAAAAAATCCCCGTGTAAAAATACACAGGGATCTTAAAATGTTAGTTATTTAAATTTATTTGATACCAAACATAGTGTTTGATTTGTCACCTAACATCGTACTAGGCAATTGTCCGTTCCATTTGTTGATCCACTCAAGTTGTAATAATAGTGGAGTCAAAGTTACTTGCTTCATTCGGTTAGCTTCAGCTTCGGCTTTAGCGGCAGTTAACATAGCTTCTGCATTACCAGTTGCTGTTGCCACTTTGATTTTGGCTTGAGCTTCGGCTGTTTTAACTTGGTTTTCAGCTGTTAATGCTGTTTGGACTGCATTGTTCTTGGCCTCAATTGCACGTTTAAATGTTTCAGGATAGATTAAGTTTGAAGTCAATTGACTGATAACAAAACCTTCTTTTAATAAATTAGCGTCCAATGTAGATCTTACTTTTGTTTCAAAGATTTGACGATTTGAGATTAGTTCTTCGGCTGTGTAAGCATTGGCTGTCATTCTAAAAGCATCATAAATAGTTGTCTTTAAGAATCCTTCTTCAATATCACCTAATTCTCTACGATATTTTGAAAAGATAAAAGGTACTTTCTCGCGTTCAACTGAATAGTTAATAATTGGCGAAACATGAAACTCAGATCCATCTTTAGAGTTTACGATAAATGAGTTGTCAATTTCTTCAAATTTCTTGTACTCTTTGTGTTGCATGAAAGTTGGAAACTCATAAATTTTTGTTGTCAATGGATTATAAAAAACCCAGCCTGTGCACTCTGTTACATCACCGACACCTTTGCCAGATCCATACATGTTAACTTTTACACCTACATGTCCTGCGTCAATACGCTCACATGAATTAAATAAGAAGATTGATCCAAAGATCAATGCTGATAATACTACGATTGCTTTAATTTTCATTTTTATTTTTTATTTTGATTGTTTGTAATTACTGTGTAAACTGAGTATCCTATTGCACCGATACTGGTTGTGTAAATAAAGAGTCCAGCGAAGAATGCAATATCATTTGGATATGTCATTAAAAAATTTGCTAGATCTAATGCGAATATTGTCGCTACACCCATACCAAACCATAGTATGTACGTGTTAAAAAAGTTAAGGAATCCTTTTAGTTTTTCTTTCATGTTAGTTATATTTAAAAATTACGTTCTGTTTCATAAACAGCCTTTACTGTTGGGAATCTTAAGCTAATGCCACCATGCTGATTAAAAGATTCTTCAAAGTATTGAACTGTGATTTGTTTACCAAGAATAGCATTTGGATTTGCTTTATAAAGTCTACGTTGTTCAAGACTAAATCCAGATCCAACATCAACTCGATAACCTTTGTGCTCGACAACCACATGGCGCATTACATCTTCTTCGACTTCTTTGCCATCAACAATAACTCTGAATGGACCATTTTGAATATCAACGACAGTGTATTCTGCATCATGGAATTGTTTAACTTTTAAGACATCAGCTGTACGTTTACCTCGATAGAAAGTATCTTTGCGAAGCATAATACCTTCCCAACCTTCTTTGGTTCCTTCAGCAATAAAGGCATTCATTTGTTCTTCGTTCTCGATTCTGATCTGCTCAAGTTTCTCTGTCAAAACTAATTCTGAATTGTAGTTTTCAAACCAACCTTGCAGATATTCTTGACGAGCAGAGAATTTACGACCTGACATTTTCTCAATAAATTCAGTATGAGTCAATGCGTCAAAGACCAAGAATTTAGGACGTTTGATAGTGTGATTTTTACGTTTGATCTCTTTGATAATACCTTGAAAATCCTCTTTGCCATTCTCATCAACCATACAGATTTCACCGTCAAGAACGATGTCTTGGGCCAAACGAGTAAGTTCTAGTTTAAGATTGCCAAGAGTTTCAAATTCATTACCAACTCGAGAATAAAAGTTAACATCTCCGTTTTTTCTTAGAATGGCAATACAACGTACACCATCTAATTTACGGCTCATATACCAACCATCTTTGAAGTTGACTTTCTTGGCTGTTTTTTCATCATAAGCTTGTGCTAATGCAACATCAAAAGTTGGAATAAGCTCAGGAATGGCAGTGTTAATCATAGAGGCAGTCGATCTTGTCTTAAGATTACGATCTAAGATGTTCCAGATTAGGTCCTCGGATTCACGATGTGCGCCAACAAACGCATTGACTGCTTGAATAGCGGAGTGGCCAGTGAGATTACGATCACTGAGATCATCCAAAAGCCCAAAAAGGCTGCTATACATATTTTCTGGAGCGACCAAGTCGCTGCGGTTTTGACAGTTTTTAGAAGTAACATAATATTGCTTAAAAGTATTATATGTATACTCGAGTATTTTACAGATTTCTGCATCATGTGCATATTTTTTCAGCACGTTCAACTTATCTGTATTTGAGTTTGACGAGTTTGACTCGTTAACAAAGTTTTGAAGGTTTTTAAGCATTTTTTGTGTATTTTCTAAGAGTTTGACGATAATTAACAGCTGCACGACAGATCAGATCTAAACGATCTTCGTGAGATGGAACCAAGATTCTTTCAGTTTGAAAGTATTCACAACCTGACCAATCAGAAACTCTTTTTGCTTGACGAGTTTTATTGACTTGATAAATGGTCGTGATTAGATGTCCTCGCCAATTTCTGGTTTGGTATGCTCGACGAACATAACCAGATTCGTAACTCATATAAGTACATTTAGCGATTGGATCAAAATAACAAACTGTACCATTGTCAGCTTGACGTTGACTAGTAATTTCTACTAACTTAAGGGCTTGTGTCTTTGTCATATTAATTATTTTACTTGATTTAAAGATGAAAATTTAATCATACTTGCAGTAACTCGGTAAGATTTACCATTGCGAGTAACAATAACTGGATTCTTTTGAGCTCTTGTTTTCCAACCAGCGATAACGTATTCGTTACCTTGAATAGAAACTGTATCACCAATTTTAACACCTGGTAAAAGAGTCGATGCGTATCGAGCAAAATCACTAGCTTCTTTGGTCATTACTACACCATTAGAGGCTTTAACTGCTGCTTGAACTTTAAAAGTTACATTAGATCCAGTGAAGGAAGCATTACCAGTTGAGATTTCAATGCCATACTTTTTAGAAAGTGCAGCTAAAGCCATGTCAATTTCAGAGCGAAGAGATTTAACAGTGGCACGGTCGAAGTTTTTAATTTGATTTTTCATGTTGTTTATCTGATTAATTATATGTAAATATACGTGATTTATTTGACAGTAAAAAATTTATTTTACTAAAGTTGCGAACATTTTGAATAATATGCATCTTTTATTATCAGGGCAGAATCTACAAAGTTATTATCGTTTGTTAAATTTAATGATAACTTTTTATTAAACATTTCTCTACTCTGTATAACGGTTATATTCTTCCAGTTTTCGCCTAAACAAAATTCCATTATTTTATCGGCGTCTAGACCAAGATTCTTTTTAAAATTAATTATATCGTAAAACATTTTATTTAATGTAAGCTGGACCGTAAGGACCATAAGATGCTGTACCTTCTAAGATGTTACCGCGACTGTGTTTAGCTGGTGCTCTCCAAGATGCTGGTTTAAGTAAGTCACCTGCTATTTCAGCTTTTTCAGGAGTATTGTATAAGGCTATAAAAGCCCAGATAGTAGTACCGTTCCAGACTTGAGCGTACTTTACGCCAAACTTGACAGTAAGTCTAGGAACATTTAAACTAGATAAATGAGCAGCATAATAGCTGTTGATTGTAGCTTGAGCTTCGTTAGCTACCCATGATTCGATTTGTGATTTGATGTTTTGCATGTTGTTTTGCTTTTAATTATAGAGTAAATATACGTGATTTATTTGACAACCCAAAATTTATTTTTCAGAAGTTGCGAACAATTCTGCTTTTTTAGCCTTAATGTGCTTACAGTCACCTCGATGAAAACTATTTGATGGACATGTGCAGCTCCAAGAGCCATTATTATCTGAAACTGTGTAAGTTACACCAGCTTTAGATCCATTTACTGTCCATTCTTGCTTAGGTTTGGACTCTTTAGGAGCTGATGGTGCTACTTGTTTTTTAGACGTATTATCTGCTTCGAAGAACCTGATCTGATCCCTAGTAGTCCCATCGGGCACTGGGTGCCAATCTGGACATACATAAGTACCTGATAGGGTTTTGACTATGGCAAAAACATCACCATAAAACCGACTACGTGGGAATGTATAGATCTCCATGGCTTATCGTTCTAAGATTACAAATTCACCAAATTCACGATCGAATACTTGTAAGAGATGTTCATAATCTCCTGACATCATTTCTCCAATGATCTTATCTTTGTTAAGTTTAAGTTGGCTTGCGAATTTAGCTGCCATTCCCATAAGGACAAATGCATTACCTTCTGGTCCTGTAAGATCGATAATGATCGGTCCTGATTTTTCTTCTTTATTTCTTATCATCTTGTTTTTTAATTATAGAGTAAATATACGACAAATATTTGACATAAAAAAATCTGGATGAAAATAAATTCACCCAGACCTAAAAAAGTTACGAACATTTTATTTTTTCTTGTAAGTCTCGCCGACTTTCTTGCCCTTTTCTGTTAAAAAGATCATTTGATCACCATTCTCGTCTTCAATCCAATCCATCAAACCCTCTTCCTTTAATTTAAGAGTAATAGAGTAGGCTAAACCTCGATTGATGGCATTGTCAATCTCATCTTCTGACCACCACATATCTGTGCCAGCTACGAACTTAGGAAATGCTATTTCTGCAAGTGCTTCATAGAACCAATCTTCTAGTAATTCTGGTTCTTCTTCAAATAAACCCTCGGCCTTAAAGGCCATTACAGCTAAATTAGTTAATTCAACTACTGGTTCTGGCCAATTTGTTTTTTCTATCATGATTTTAGTCTTCTGTTTGTGTTATCTCGTAATGTAATAATGAATGCCATAAGTTTTGGATCTGGTGAACAAATTCAATGTCAAATGAGATCGGATATTTCTTGCCATCATCATTTGAGTCAGGACTATCTGTGAACTCTTGATAGAAAGCCCAGTTTTTAGCCCAGTCTCTGTATCTAAAGCAAAACTTATAGTCATAAATACCTTTGCACCAATACTCACCATCTTTATGGAATCCCCATTGCTCAAACCACTCATCAGTTAAGACAAGACCTTTTACTCTTTCATAGTCTTCCATTGTGTCTTGAGTTTCTTCCAAGTCCACGACTGTACAACATTCATGACTAATCTCAATGATCTTGGCAATCCTATTGCCTAGATCTATGATGTTTCCAATTCTTAAGTCAGTTGATTTCATTATAATTTAACGTTAAAACGATCTTTCATTCTTTGAATAGCTTCAGCTGGCACACCGTGTTGATTGGATCCACCATGTCTATTCTCGACAATAATGCTAAAGACCATATAGCCATATTGTTTAGCTAAATCAAAATAAGGTTGCATTTCCCACTCTTGTGTGAATGTATTTGAAACTGCAATTTCTCGATAGAATTGGTCATTCATTAATGAATCTTTCATGTAGGTTTCTACTAAAGCTCGACAAGATTCATGTGCGTCTTTTAATTTAGAAGCATCAAATTTGTATTCGCCATCAACCATAAAATACTTATCAGCTTCACAAACTAAAAAGTCTGAGCCAACCAAGTTTAAGGCCAATGTTGATTTGCCAGATCCTGGCACTCCGCGTACGATGTATAATTTTTTTGTCATGTTAATTTATTTATATGTTTTCGTGATGATCTTTAGGTAAACTCAATGCACACTGAGGTCGATCTTTTAAAAGATCTAAGACCTCTTCTAAACTGTTCGGGTTTAAATCGTTTCCATCTACACCCACGTCCATTGCTCGACCTTTAGCAACCCTAGAGTGTTCAGGCAAATGGACGTGGCCATGTAAATGTATAACACCATCACCCATTCCATTCCAACTTGCAATAGGAAAGTGACACAAAACAAAACGATGTTTGATGTGCTTGTTATCAGATTGCTGAACCAAAGTCAAAAACAAGTAGTGGTTAACAGATGCAAATAATGATCTGATACCTTCTTTGTCATTTTCAATATGATGGTCATGGTTACCCAAAATCAAGTGAACATTCTTACAGTTAAGTTGGTTTCTAAATTCTGCAATAGAATCAAAACCACCAAAAGACCAATCACCTAAGTGAAATAAAATATCGTCTTCACGAACAATTTGGTTAATGCTATCAATTAAGACAGCATTCATGTGGTACAATGAATTATAGTCACGCACACTTGAACTATCTGGCCACTGTGAAGTAGCTTTACAGATGTTAGCGTGATTATAATGAGTATCACTAGTAAAGAAAACCCTTTGTCCTTTTTCTAAAGTTATTTTCATCTTAAACTATTTTAATGTTATCAATGTGTGTTAAACTTACTCTCTTCCACGTCCATTTTTTTGTAAATTGGAATAATTTATCCCATGCTGATTTCTCATCAACTGCATCAACTTCGCAATCATCAAAGTCAAAATCGTCATATCCTGGTACCCATCTAATTCCTTGGAAGTAGTATTTTTTGGTTTGTTCTAATGTATTTTCCATATCTTTATCTTTTAATTATAGAGCTAATATACTAATAAGTTTTGACATAAAAAAATTTACTTGCGAACATTTTTAGCTTTTTTTGCTAACCTTCTGGCCTTCAATCGTTTAAAAAACCCAAGTTTTTTCTTGGGCTTCTTTGTTTCTTTGATGCTTGTTTCAGTTGCTATTTGCTTTGGTACAATAATCTGATCCTTTTCGCAACTAGTAAACGCTAATATTAACAAAAGCATTAATGTCTTCTTCATAGTCTAAACTGTTTGGGTAATATAATAGGGTTGGATTCTTCTTTTGGATGTCAATCTCTGGATACTTTTCACTAAAAGTCTTAACATCAAAGCGTTCAGTGATTAAATGAACCCCATTTTTAGTTGGAATATTAGCAATAATCTTCATTCCAAATGGCAGACACTGAGTATTAATGAATAATTGAATTTCTCTATTAAATGACTCATCTTTGGTATCAATGTCAACAATCCAACGTTTTTCTTGAGTCTTGATCTGACCAACAACTGAATCAAACAAACCTTTTTGATTTGTGTTACCATCTTGAATTCTCTGAGCAAGTGCAACCATCATGTTTAAACTAACATCAAAGTGATTTTGTTTTTGAACATGAATATAAGCACGAGCTTTAAACATCTCACACAATTGTTTGATCTCATCCCATCTACGTTCTAAATGATCAATACTTTCAATACAATAAGACTTAATAGTTCTTACTGATTGATGATTGTCTCGTTCGGCTTCAGGTTGGTCCTTTTTACGCTTAAAAACATAAAGCATGTAAAAGTCACCCTTCTTTTCGAAGTTTAATAATGGTTTGATTACATCTAAGTTGTTTATCATTATGCTTCTCTTTCAAGTTCTAACATATCATTATAAGCTAAATCACATTCATGTGATTCTGATCCACCTTCTTCAATCTCTGAAAGGGCTAACGAATACAATTCTTGTATTTCTGATTTAAGTTCAGGATTTGCTTTGATAATTCTGATTGCTTCTGCTTTTAATTCTTCTTTATACATGTTGTTTGTTTGATTATACTGTAAATATACAAAAAGTTTTTGACATAAAAAAATCCAGATGAAAATAAATTCACCTGGATCTAATAAAGTTACGAACAATTTGAATTAATCCATTCTGGCTTTGTCTGGTGGCAAAAGCGTATCAATTGCAATTTGAGTCTTGGTATTATCTGGCTCACTAAAAATGATGTGATTAGGATAAACCTCATGCTCTTCGTTTTTAAATGCCATTGTATATTTGTCTCCCATTCCTGGTTTTAAGTATGCTACTGTCATGTGAGGATGATAATCTGGGAAATCACTCTTATACGGTAACTTAGTCAATTCTTCGTTACAATCATGCAAGAATGAAGATTTCTTATCAGTATAGCCTACATCAAACTTTAAAACATCATACTTACCATTTTCAAATAGTGACATATTGTAAAGTCTAAGCTTACCAAATTTGATACCCTTAACTATTTGTTCGATTTGATCTGGAGTAACTGTGTTTTCTAAACCATAAAGTAATGTACAATGCGGTTCATCTTCTAAACCAAATGTTCTGTCCTCTTCTTCGGTGTAAAGATCTTCTTCGTCTATTTTGGAATGAATTTCTGCAAGTTGTGGAAAGTCAAAGTACAACATAGCACAACTTGAATTGTATGTGTCGCCCTTTTTCTCGACTAGATCCTTAACAAATTGTTCGAATAGTCTAATATTTTTCATCAATTTATTTTTATAATTTTTTATTTCCAAAGTATATTGGAATAACTAGAGTACATGTATTTATCAATCATGGCATTCTCTAATTTCTTAAATTTAGCAGATTGATCTTTTTTACCAAGATATGGATCACCTTCGGTTTGTAATTTTATTTGATGTGTTAATTCATGCAAAATAGCATATTCAGCATCGTGCATTTTACTAACATCGAAAGAAATGTAAAGTGCTTTGTTTGTTTTTGGATTATATGTAGTTGATGCACCACCGAATTTAACTGATTCGAATCTCAATGGAATTTCATCTACGCCTTCAGCTTTACAGATTGCAGAATAATATTGTTTGATTTTATCAGATGTTATTGCAGCTTCGTTTACCGACTCTTTTAATTTTCTTTTTTGTTGAATTATTTGTTGGATCTGTGAAAATATAGATTGTATATCCTTCTCTAATTCTTTCTCATCAGCACTCATCGGCGATTCAATATCTATATTAGAATAAAGTTTTTTCTTTTTAGCAATTAATACATCTACTTTTTTAATCAAGTCATGTCTTACTTTATCCAAATCTTTTATAATTTCAGAAGGAGTTGCTTCATTTAAAAAATCTTCAAATAATTTAATATGTTTCATTGATTTAACTTATTTTAAGTTATATATCGATATTAGATGGTTTAATAAGCAATTCTAATTTGGACATATACAGCCACGAATCTGCACAGATCTTTCTGATAACCTCTTGATCTACAATAACTGGTTTGTGTTCGCCAATCAATTCTTCTATTCTGTCTATTGCAACCAACTTAGCATTTGGGTTTGGTTTACCATGAAATGCATCTAATCCAGCTTCTTTGTTCATGCACACATAAATAAAAGGTCGATCGTAATTACTAATACCTCTTTTTAACAATTCAGTTTTACCTACGCCTCTTTCTGATAAGATAAATGTCAATGCCTTTAAAATATTCCTGTTATCCATTACTTTTCATTCATTAAAAACTTATTCGAAATAGCTTTAAAACTAATCTTACGATCCAAACTTCTAATAACTACGCCTTCTCTATCGAAATTAGGATTTAGGACTGATTTTGCATCAGCATAAGCCAATAATTCATCGATAGTATCTGGTAACTTACATGGAAATTCCAATACTGGTACAGTTTCCAATTTTAAAGTATGTTGCATAGTTGCTAAGAACATTGGTAAACCATAGTACTCTTGTGTATCAATATCAAATACATTAAAGAATCTAACAGTTTGTCCCTTGATTTTGTAAGGATTTCCTTGGATCCCTTCACCAATCAATTCGCCTTGAATAGAGATATTTCGACCATAAGCTTCTAACTTTTCTTTGAGTCCTAATTCTTGAGCTACTTTCCAAAATGAATTTTGTTGACGTGGTCTTTCGATACCGTCATCACACATTACCATTCCTGCTACAAATTCTTCAGGTTCTGCTAGTTCTAAGTTTCTTGAACATACACCAAAGACACCATTATTATAGTAATAAGTTGCTGAAGATCCATCTAATTTCTCAGTCACATAGAAGTCCAGATCTTGTTCTTTCCATTGTGCATATTCTTTAACCAAGTTTTGAACTCGTTCTTCATCAGTTTTATGAATAAATGATGGAAAGTAACCTTTGACTTTACCAGACAATTCAGCTGGAATTGGTGGTTCATATTTCTCTACGCCTAACAATTCAGTTACATCTGCACCTTCTTCGATTACTAAAGCATCATCATAAGGTCCTAATTGTAATTGATCTCCGTGTGGTTGTTGAGAGATTCCAATAATGTAATCACCATTTAAGATAGTAATAGGAACTACTAAACCTTGAGAAACTTGGCCTCTTAGTCTAATAGTCTTTAAGCGAAATCCTTCTTGGTCACCCATCTTTTTAAATGAGCTCTTACGTAAGAATTCAAACTCTTCTCTGATTGGTAAGAATGAATCAATTTCAAAGTAAACACAAAGTTCTCCTTCTTTAAACTCGTTCTTTTTAACAACAACATCCCAGTTGTTGATTCTTGCCACTTCGATAGCATCAGCACCCTCAATTGGTCTAATGCTAGCGATTCTCTGTACAGATGCTAGTTTTCTTTCCATTATGTTTTATTTGATTATACTTTTGGGATTGCTAAAATAGCTTGTCTTAGTGTTGCTATTATATCGATCAAAGCCACTACAGCATCTGGTACTGTTAATTCAATTTTGATTGCTGCTCCTAACAAGCCAACAAATTGATTAACTAAGTTATTTAAGATAGCCAACATTTGATTAACTTTTGCACTGGCTTCTTGTAATGTACTTAAAGGATTTGGTAATGAAGGTCCGCCCGCATTTGGTAAAACCGAAGGAATAGCAGCACTCGCAATAGTAGCTTTAATAGTATCTTGTACTTGTGTTATACCAGCTTTTATATTAGCATAAGTAGATTTAACCACATAAATTTGCATCTTAACTTCTTGTTCTACCACTTTATAAGTGTCATCGATGAATTTCTTTCTTTCAGCAGCTGTATCAAATTGTTCATACTCAGGGTATTTCTTTTTGATATAGTTTTCAATAATAGTTTTTACTGAAGGCATGCCTGGAAATTTCTCACCATCTGCGGTTAATTTTTCAAGAGCTGCCATTAATTGTGCTGTAGTTGCCATATAATACTTGTTTTTATTTAATTATATAACAACTTATCTTATTGTTTCTTTTCAAAAGTTGGTTTTAACCACATGCCTCGATCAAAGACCAAGTCTAAAAAGCCTGGGATTGATTGAGCATCGACTAAATGTAGCAATTTGATAGTTGCAACAGTGTCATGCTTCATCATTTTGAAAACCTCATCGCGAATTCTTTCAGCACTAACTGTCGTTCTTAATTTTTCTAAGATTTCAGGTTGCATCATTGCCATCCAAATATCATCATGGATGCTAAATCCTTTAGTGATTTTAAACCTCAAAGCCCTCATGATTCTCAATGGATCATCCATCATAGTCATTTTTGCAGGCAACGGTGTTCTAAGCAAACCTTGTTTTAGGTCCTCTTGACCACCAAAAAGATCAATAATGTTTCCATCAATGTCTTCAGTTAAAGCATTGACTGTAAAATCTCGACGAAGTAAATCATCGGCCAGAGTTCCAAGTTCTAGAATAGGCTGACGAGTTCCTTCCATGTAACCAACTTCTTTACGAGCCATTACAAAGTCAGCCACTAGGCCACTAAATTGGTGCCCTTTAGGAAACTTAGCCCTAATAGTAAAACAGTCTGGAGTGCTCAAGAACACTTCAAAACCTTCTTGTTTAAGATGATCTTCCATTGTTGCGAAACCTTCCTGGACTGATCCGGATAAGTCATCCAATACAAATGTAAAATCTATATCTTTGGATTCTAATCCAAGAAACTTGTCCCTTACACATCCTCCTACTTTAAATATCTGTGGCATTTTCTTTCTTTTAATTATACTGTAAATATACACAAAACATTTGACATAAAAAAATCCGGATGAAAATAAATTCACCCGGATCTTAAAAAGTTACGAACAATTAGATTGAAGCAGTTATTACTTCTAATTTGCCTCTAAGCTTGATAACATCTTTTTCCAAAGATTTCAATCTGGTGGTAGGCCATTGAACGTTTTGTGTTTTCCAGAATTCAATACCACCAGCTTTGTTTTTTGCTATACTTGCATTGTATTCTTCTTCAGAGTTATTATAGTTTTTAGCAGCATCTCTTTTGATCAATTCGTCCCATGTTGGATTGTCTTTATAAGCCCAATATTGAGTATCGATTAGCTCTTGTTCAATTTGAGCATCAGTCATTGGACTGTTTTTAGCTAGTTTTTCTTTAACTCGTGTAATGTCTCTTTCCAAATTCTCAATCTCGAAATTTAGCTTTTCAGCTTTGGTCATTTTCTTGATCTTTTCAGTGTATTCTTTGCTGATTTCTGATCTGCCAGTTCTTGGCAATTTTGTGCTTGTTAGGTAACGATAATGAGCTCGTTGAATATTATAACCACCAGCAATAATAGCTTCTGTCTTTAAACTGTATGTTTCAGTTCCTCTTTGAATTTGAGCAGAGATTTCAATGTTACCTTTACGAGATGTAGATGGTGTGATTGAAAGCAAAGTATCTGTTGGCTCTGTATAATATTCAATTGATTTAACTAAGTCAGCTATAACCTGAAGATGAGTCATTTCTCTATCAAAATCAGAAAAAGGACGTTCAAACTTTTTAATGAACCAAGCTTCAACTTCATTAACCATAGTTAAGACAGTTGGTTCTAATGCATCTAAGATGGTATAAATTAAGCCTGTGCTTTTTGCCTCATTTACAAATTGTTGATAGGATTTTATTGCTTTCATAAGTTATTTATCTTTTAATTATACAGCTAATATACATAAAAAAGCCCAAACTAAAAAATTTGGGCTGAATTATTTTCTAAAAAGTTACGAACAATTAGTTTTTCAATCTAACTATTTTGCGAGTTGTACCATCACCATACAAGTAGATAGTTATCTCATTGTCACGGGCATTATTAACTGGACGTCCCATCATATCAAATATACCAATCAATTTAGGTTCTCCTTTGGCAAGTGTCTCAACGCTTGTTACTTTATTGCATTTAACAGTGATGCGCGTAAAGAAGAATGTATCTTGACTTAAACATTTGTTATACCATTGAGTTACCACTAAGTATTTTCCATCACGTGGAAATTTGTATTCAATTCTACGAGCTGAATTAGCAGGACCTTGATAAAATATCATGCCCGTATCGTTAAAATCGTAATAGTTGTATAATTGCTCATTTGACATTGAATCCCAATCACTTTGCGATAAGGCATTTAATTCTTTACTATTGTAAATATAATTCCACCACTGCCAACAAGTATCACCTTTAATCCAAGGTCCCAAACTCATTTCACCGACCATACTATCAGCGCAGTTATTACCTTTAGAACTTCTCATGCCATAGGTAAATGTACATTTTGGAAAATAGATGATGTTTACTTCACGATAAAGAGCTGTATCACATTTTTTGCATCTGTTCCAAACTTTCAAATACATTTTGTATTTGCCCTTTTTGTTAAATTGAACTTCACAAATACCTCTGTTATCAAATACAGTATCGGTTTTCTTGGTTTGAAAATCGTAAATCATAAACCTGTAATCAACACAAGTATCATCTAATACTTTGCCGCTTACATACCATTTATAAACATTACGATTATTCCATTGTTGAAGCTTGAGTGAACTCCAATCACATTTTGCATTTGCTGTAGCTAAGGAGACCAAAAGCATCAACAACATCAATATACGTTTCATTGTTTAGATTGTATACACCAAACAATGAAAGTTTCAAATTATAGATTTCTAAGCATTGCAATAAGCCTTGGACAAGGATAAACATCCATTTTGTCCTTTCTAACATTAGTATGACTTAGGATTCCTTTGACATTACCATTTGAGATATTAATATCATATTCAAATGCTTCATCCTCTTCCATTTCTTCTAATCTGTCTAAAAGACCCTTTGTCATATCAATATTATGCATCTTTGCAATATGTCTAATTAGTTTTTTAAGATTAGCTAATTGTGCATCTGAGTATTTGTGCCAGTATCTGTAACTTCTAAACTCATAGCCTAAATCAGTAACTTGATCTTCATCTACGATTTGACCAGTATAAGTAATATAACCTGCACCTGATGGCTTTAAGAACCCAAAGTTACAGATTTCAATGCCAACTGAGTGAGTGTGCATATAATGAGAGTTAACTGCACCTAAATGACCAGCGTATGCCTTGTCATCAAAACATTCTACCACCGTACCATCAAATGTTAAATCCCCGTTCTTAACATTTGGTCCACCAATAACATATTGTGTTCCTACTCTACCGCGATCATCTTTTTCCCAGTCTGTGATGGTTTTATAAGGATCATTCCAACCAGCTGTGTGGTGTATAAAAATATATTCTTTTTTAGTTGGACCTGGCATATACTCATTAGCACTTAGTCTAAACTTATTAATAACGAGTCCATCTGTTGTTTTATATGATTTTTCAGATTGATCTGTTGTTAATAACGTATCTTTAAGACCCATTGCTGCCCAAGTTTTAGGACCAACAATACCATCATCAAGCAAACCTTTTTTCTTTTGCCATTCTTTAACAGCCTTTTCAGTATTTGAGCCAAAATCACCATCCACTTTAAGTTTTAAAAAGCTTTGTAAGTGTCTAACGTTTTCGCCAGTAGAATCAAGTTTAAGTGTAGTAAACATTTTTAATGTTTTAATTTTTAGAAGATCTTCTCTTCTACATATCTATCGTAACAGTCTATACAAATATGGTACTTTCGTAAAATAAAAAAGGTGAGTATTAATACTCACCTTGATCAATTTGGTTAATTTGTTCTTTAAGCTCAAATATTCTCCATTCAAAGTCTATAAGTTCTTCTTTGGTAACCTTACCAGTTTTAAACATTTTTCTTGCGAGAGAATAATCTTCTTGTGCTCTTTTCAAAGCTTTTTCAAGATCTTTTTTAATCTTTACATTATTTCTTTCAATTTCTAGAGCCTCTTTTTCAAAATTGGGAATAGAGTGTCCATCTCTGTATGTAACTGTTAAATCAAAATCCTTGAATAGAGATAAAAATACGTCTATTTTTGATGCGCTTTGTTCCATAATCTAAAAATTATTTTTGACTTACTATATGTATCTAGTAAGCTTAAGAAAAAGTGAAGTATTTTTACTTTTCTACTGATTCAGCTTGTTCTGGTTCAGCTTGTTCGGCTTCAGTAGCCTTAAAGATAAAATCAAAATGCTCAACTGCTTTGTTTAAAAGAGCTGCATCGTTTAATGTGTAGATTCCACCTTTAGATTGAGCTGCTTTAACTCCTTGGATCAATAAGTGAATTGCTTGACCATCAGTCATTACAGCTACTGGTGCTTCTTGTGTTGTTTGTTCTTGTGACATATTATATAGTTTAAATGTATTACTTTATATGATTAACTTTGAATTTGTTTCGGGATAAAATCTAAATGTTTACCTGAATTTAAGTATTCTAATAGTGAATTGATCTTTCTTGTGATTAAAACTGGATTGCTAGATTCATAAGTAGTTGTAAAATAGGTTTGATTAACATCAAATCCTTTGCCTTCTATTCTAACTTTAATTTTGTATTTAGGTCCTCTGGTTAATAACTTCTTTGTAAAATAAACTCTTTGTGCTTGGTATCTTGCTTGACCAATATATGCTGTTTCAGTATTAATAGTAGCTTCAAAGAAATACGGTAATTCACCATCATAGATTATGATCTGTTGTCTGGTTTTTATATCATTTGCGATGTGATATAAATTATCTGCAACAAATCTACTATTTTCTTTGACTATTTCTAAAAAAGCACTCTTTTCTAATTGATTAGAAATATAAAGGCTTTGTAGAATAAAATCATCTGGAATAACAAATGTATTAGTACATTCCAACTGATCCACCACTAGGTCTTCTTGCACCTGTTGAACTTATTTTATTGGTTCTTATTTCTCTTTCTGATGGTGATTCTTCTATGATAGATTCTTCTTTGGCAATTGGATCCTCAATCTTAGATTTTCTAGCATTAAGAATAGCATTTGCTCTGGCTGTTTTATTAATAGCATCTTGATAGATTTGCTTTCCAAAAATATAATCGTTAGTCATATCTTCAGTTACTTCTTCGATCTTAGATTCTAATGATTCTTCTCTTTCTAAAACTTCTTCAATTCTTTCTTCTAAAACCTCTTCAGTTGCTGATTCTGTTTCAATCATTTCTTCGATCTCTGCTTTTTCTTCTTCGATCTCTGTTTTTTCTTCAACAAGATCTTGTAAATCTGTCAATGTAGATTCTTCCCACTCATCAACAAAATCTGTCAATGAAGCTTCTTCCCAATCTTTCATTTCTTCAGCTAAATCATCATAAGCTTTAACTAACTCTCTCATTGATTCTACATTCTCTTCTATAGCAATTGCAGGTTTTTCTTCACTAGGTTTGATATAATCAACCAATGACTTAATAAATCCTAAAGCAACCAAAGGTAAGATAGCACCAGACACAAATGATAAGATTCTTTTTTGGTATAAAGGATCCTCATCAACTAAGTTAAATAATTCTACCCATGATTGGTAGTTATTAAGATTCTTAAATGCGTAGTACATGTTTCCTTGCATTTGCATCAAAGTAATAGTGATAAACAATGCCCAGATCAAACCCTTGTTCATTTTATCTAAAACTACTAACGAAGCTAAAGATGCTGCTGCACCAACTTCAAAGGCAATTGCTAATGTAACTGCTAACCAATATGGATTTGACATCGCGAAGAAGTCAATAACGTGAATTGTTGAGATGGTAGAAACCAACAGGTATAAGGTAACAAAAGTACCTATTACAAATCTATTTACTAATTTACTTTGATTCATTTTTTCTTTGTCTTTTTTGGAAACAACTTATTTAAATTGTCTTGTCTGCCATCGCAGCCACAATCATTAGCACCAGCCAACTTTGCTAATTTTTCAGCTAACTTATCAATTCCAGTTGCTGATGTAAATTTAGCAATATCGTCGCCTAATCCTCTCGATTTGACTACTTTAGCCATTATTATTTAGACTTCTCTAATTTTTCTATTTCAGTATCAATAACGCTTTGTCTAGTTACATCTAACATTTTTCTGTCAGTTGACTGAATCATTCTCTTTTCAGCTTTTAGGCCTTCGATCATTAAATCAGTTGTGGTTGCTCTAGCATCGATCTTGTTTTCAAGAACTTCAACCTTTTCAGTCAAAGTGTCAATACGTTTGTTTAAACCTTTAGTTCCTCCGTCTCCGCAAGATCTAAAGAATAATACTACTAACATAATTACTACAATCTTAGTAAAATGTTTTGTTACGAAATCGTTTAATTTATTCATAATTTATGGTTTTGTTTTTCTATATATTCGTACCACGTTGAAAGTGGAATTGTTTTAGGCGTTTAACAAATTCTTTAAAATAAAACTTAACATCAGAGTCATCTAAAGAAAATACTTGGGGTATAGCATCCTCTTCGTTTGCTATCCAAATTTCAACCCCATTTGGTTTAATTCCAGTCCTGTCCCAATAAGCAATGTAATAGGCAGATCCTTGCATAAAGTAATCTTGGATCCATTGCTCTTCTTTTGGTCTACGACTGTTTTTGTAGTCAATAATCAAAACACCTTTGTCAAATGTCTTGGAAACATTATCAACTGTACCAGCATAACCACCCATTCTAGCAGTCCATAAGAATTCTTCGGCTGTTAAGACCTCTTCGACTCTGGATAAAGTTCTAGATGAATTATACCAAAACTTCATAAAGAATTTCCAACCCTCGGACAAAAACAATTCACCAGATTCATGATCTTTGAATTGATTGACCTCATGATCAGTTGCTGCTAATATTTTAAGATCTGCTAGTTTTTCCTGTTGAGTACCCGGAATTGGTTTGTAAAGTTCAAGTAAGCGATGCATTACTGTTCCTCTATTCATAGACAGAGTCGAAATTCGATTGGCTTCAGATTCACCAACTCTTTTCTTCCACTTATCTAAACCTGATTGGTCTTTTGTTTGACCTAATACAGTTGTGATAGATGGAAATAAGCCAATGATTTTATTGTCGTCTGAGACTTCATAAAACCTTAAGCCACCAATTTCTCTTCTATTAATTGTTTGCATTAAAAAATGTAATTCCAGGTGTTAGAACACATTTGACTAATAGCTTCCCAATGATTGGCAGCTAAGTTAAATCCTAATTTTGCAAGGATGATGATAACTGTAGTCAAAACAGTGTGACCTAGAATAGACCAAAAAGAAAGTCTATCGAATTCTGGCCATAAGACAACTAAAAAGCCATCAGTGCCTTCTATTTTTTCCATAGAAGGAAAGGCTGCTTCAGCAATACCCATTTCCATTAAAACTTTGGTCATTTTTGGAAGTTGTTGAAATACCCAACCTTCTTGAGCTATTTCAGGAGAAGCCAAAACTTCTGGTGGCATATTAAGAACGGTATAGATCCTACCGATCCAATCAACTCGCAAATTGTTATTAGCTAAGAATTCTTCATTAGCTTTGGCTACTTTGCGGAAAATATACCACAATCTTATTTCTTTATACAGTTTATACCAATACATATTATTTTCGTTTAATGTTCTTTAAAATAAAAAAGTTTGAAGCTCAGCACTTACCCATTATAAAGCATCTCTTCACAGCATGATGCACGATGATAGTGGTGTACAGAGGGACTAAGCCTGTAGAGGTCGACTAAATTACCTTTACTCTATCATTACCGCGGCCATATCTGAGTCGCTAAACTCAGGTTGCTCCAAACTTGTAGGCAAGGTATAACTTTGTGTGACTGCGTATTCAACTCTGTTATTATACTTTATATCGGTGCAGCGTATACCTTGGGTCCAATATCTTTAAGAACGTTTTCTTTGATATTTATATATCATTCTTTACTTTTGTTTCATTAAACTGCTTTTTTACTTTGTCACTGATTGGAATTGGATTGCCATCTTCATCTATACGAACAAATGTAATATTAGTTTCAAGAATCACCTCTTCACCATGAGTGTAAACATTAAATGATCTGGCTTCCATGTAAAGTTCACAACTTGTAGTGCCAATCTTTTCCATTCGGCCGTAGATCTTTAATAAACTGCCTTCTTTTGCTGGTTTTTTAAAGATGCATTCATCGATTCTAACAGTAACCATTCTTCTATTGTGACAATATTCCATGGCATAAGAAGCTGCAGCTGAATCAATCCAGCTCATTAGTTTACCACCAAATAAATTGCCATGAAAGCCCAAATCGGACTTCTTAATAGGGTGTGTGTTTAATAATTGCATCATTTATAAATAATTATAGTATGATAGAATCTTGTCTATGAATAAAAATCTATCTGGGTTGTTTTCGTACAGTCTCTCTATAAATCGACCATCTGCATCATATCTAGCTTCAAACTCAAAATTATTAAAGACAGTTCTGTGTAAAATAAATTGGGCTAGATCAATTTTAGTAACTCGCATATTCTCTGGTTTTGCAAACCTAACATCAAGATCTGTCCAATCTTTGTATGAAACATCTTGATTAAAAATCATTGCAAATAAGTTAGACTGTTCACAAAAATCTAAATTTAATTTAAAATTGTCAAACAGCTCTTGGTGTAAAATATTGTCATCATCTAAAGAATATACCCAACCATCTTTGATATTATCAATAATGACATTATTCATTCTTGTGTAAAGATAATCATTTTGAGAATATTCAAAGTATAATTTAGCATTATAATCTCGTTGCAATGTGCTAAGAATCTCAGTACTAACATCTTTTAAGACGTTTGCATCAAAGATAATATGCCATTGTATTCCATCATCTTTTACTGGAATAGATTGACCAACTGTTATGATATTGTTTATTCTACTGCATCGAGTTACAATATGTAGTACTCGATTTTGGTTTGTATTTGATTGCATTATTTACAGCAATTAGTTTGATATAACATGAAATCTGATTTTGTAGGAGTTACGTTTAGAAAGTAAAATTCATAAACCTTTCCGTCTGCTTCTATCATTTTCCAAAAGCCTGTTGGGATTGTGGCTCCTGTGGATAATTTCTTTGCATTGGTAAAATCAACTTTAATAGTAACTTTTACCTTTATGCCACGTAAAGCTAAATTTCTTTCGAAAACTTCTAAGTTTTTCCAAACACCTCTGTTTAAATCTTGGTGTTGCAGAGCACAATTGATATAAGTAAATGTTTTGGCTATTGTAAACCTATCACATGCAAAATCGGCAGCTGGTGCCATGTGACCTTTGTCGTAAACATTATTTACGTAATCTGAATCATCAGATGTTTTAACTTTGGGATAAGATCTAAATTCTAAGCCAGATCTTGGGGCTGTTCCATCTGGACATTCAACATAATATTGAATCCATCTTGGTTGTTCTAAAACTTCTGAATAAACTACTTCAAAAATATCAGTCTTAATTCTAACTGAGTCTCTTCTGTGTTGTGCGTATGTTAAATTTGTAATTAATAGCAGTGCTATCAATAATAGTTTCTTCATGACTTATTTATTTCTCTCTCGTTCTGCTTTTCTTTTGGCTTTTCTTTTTGCTCGTCTCCATGTTGGATATTCCATTACAAATACCAACACCATGAAAACTGCACAAAACATTAAAATTATCTTATACATTTCTGTATTTATGTAAATGTCTTTGAATCTTTTCTTTTAAGGGCTCATCTGACACGTGATCCAAAACTTCAGTTAAAATATTCTTAATTACTTTTTGACTTTTGGTTCTGGCATGAGATCTATTAGTATGCTCGACCATGTAAAGATAATAAGCTGTCTCATCAACTGATTTTAACTTATCTAAGTATTTACCGATTCTGGCATCAATACCTCTGTTACCATGTAGATCTAAGACATTTGGTAATGCTTTGTAGTAAAGTTCATCTAAGCGTCCTGTTAGATATTGAATCTCACCGAATTTGAAAATTTCGTTTTCAGTCATTTTGTTTTGAATTAAAAGTGGAGCGAAAGACGGGATTCGAACCCGCGACCTCCAGTTTGGTAAACTGGAGCTCTACCAGCTGAGCTACTTTCGCAATGTGGGTTGGATCAGAGGCCGTCTGCCAACCGAGACCTCGTCGTTAACTTTCGTCAGAGCGTACCGAGACACCATATAATTATACTGTTTTCTTAGAAGCTGCTGACCAAATAAAACCTACAAGAGCAGTAATAATACCTGCACCTTCAGCTAACATTGAATCATCCATATAACCTCTTGCTACTAATACACCACCTAATACAGTTAAAGTGTGACGTAAAAATCCTAAAAATTGTTCTTTGTTCATAATAGTTATATTAATTGTTTTTATTTTGTTTCAAAATTTGTTTACGACCTAATTTCCAGCCTTCTGGAATAGAATCGCCTTTGTAAATCTTTTGGCTTTCAATTCCATTTGTTATCCAACATTTTCCATATTGGGAATTATTTAAACCAACTTGATGACTATGACCTTTTAATTTTTCAATAGTTTCTAATTTGTGTTTCCTACCAGTCCAATTACCCCAAGCTTTTGGTATTCTTCTTCCCTCTTCAATCGCCTTATAATATGACTTTGATATAGACTTACTATTTATTTTAGCATATTCTGGATCAGTTTCTCTAAGTAATTTTATAATAGCCATAGAATTTTTACCGCCTTTTGCTAATTGTTCTTTAGTTAAAAATTTAGAGCCATGGCCTCCTTCTCCACCAATTGCAAGATTCATACACATTGAATCATTTAAAAGATCCTGATTAACTAATTGTTTTTCTTTTTCTTTTAAAAGTTCTCTTGATTCTAAGAACTCTAATATCTCACAAGTATGATTTTCTTTGCCGTATTTGTTTATTGAGTACCAAAGTCTTTTACCTGAACCAATATAACCATCTTCTAAGTTGTCAGTTGAGTGCATTCCAATATAAAATTTATTTGTAATGATACAGATTGTTTTATAAATGTAATGATATTTTCTTCTAGTGGCTTGTTTCTTTTTTAACTTTTCCATAAACTATATATCTATGTAAAAGGTAAAAAAGTTAGGTGAGCCTCCTGCCGGGATCGAACCAGCGACCTACTGATTACAAATCAGTTGCTCTACCAGCTGAGCTAAGGAGGCAAAATAACGGGATACACATTTTGGTTCATTATAGATTGAAGTTTTGTGTAGTTGCTGTAGGTATCCCAATAAGGTCAGGTTTCTGTTTTTGCTTACCAGCGCGTTTACCAATTTCGCCACAATTATCTTTCGATAAGAGGTAGGACTCGAACCTACAATGTACCGGTTCTATATGCTGTTTTATTGCTGTAAGAAACCTTTAATGCGTTTTACGCTTCTTTGTTCTTTTCAGAAACTTCTGTGCGTACTGCTTGTGCTAATGCTTTAACATCTTGCATTGCTTTACGAACACGTGTGCCAGCTGCTTTATTTCCTTTTTCAAAGAATTTTTCTGCATCTGCTCTAGCTTCTTCTAGAACTGCGATGATTTTGTTGTAGTTTTCCATTGTTAATTATATATTTGTTTTCTTTTTTGTTTCAAAATTATTGTGCAGTGTCTGTTTTTATTTCACAGTGTTGTTTACGACATGGAATTTTAATTGTAACTGTGTCATGAACATAAACTGGCACTTTTACTTCTTTGATCTCAATTGCTACTGAATCTTTCTTTTCTTTGACTGATTGAAATGGTACATTATCGCTTTTAGTAATAAATGCCCAAATAATCATGCCACAAAAGCCAACAATTAATAATATGGTAAATGCGCCTCCTAGGAATAGCAGTTTAGATTGCTTCATTTGAAAGTGTTTGAAAAATGGTTTTTAATGAATGCTTTACATTTGATCTGATCTCATCTTCCATTTCTTGGCGACGAGATTCTACTTCCATATCAAAGGCATTAACCAAACGCTGATAAGCCTTTAAAGTAATTTTGACATTATAAGAATAAGTGTGATTAATAATATCAACCATGCCATCTTGAATAATAAAGTAGATTTGTGAATCTGAATTTTTGATAAATCTTTTACCAGATAATGGTGAAATTAACAATTCTGAATTAGATCTATTAATTAGTGATCTGCAAATTGCTAAAGTTTCAAATTCAAACTCTGTTGGCTGAGTGTGCTGTGCAGGATCCATAGCCCTATGCATTCTAATTGCCAACTTCTGTGATAATCTCTTAAATGAATGGTAAACGGTCATACTTTATTTTTTAAGTTACAGATTTTATACGAAGCTGTTTGGAATTGTTTCATTTGATAGTTCTGATCGTATAAACATGACCTGAATCACTATTTTCTTGTAGCATTTGCCTGGTATCTTCAGCTTTTTCTAAATCGTCAAATTCTAATATTTCAGAGTGACCATCTAGAATTAGGACTGGAAGTGTGCCAGTTTCAGTTGTGATGTTTTTTACAATAATGTAGGTTTCCATTAGATTCTAGGATTTTTTATAGATTCGATTTCATAAACCGTTAGGTTTAATAAAGTATTGACAAATAGTGTAATAGCGTTTTCAACGTCATCTTTATGTGCCATTTCAACCGTTGTGTGCATGTATTTCAATGGTGTTGCTAAAATTGCAGTCGGAGTATTCTCTAAGAAGAAAGAAACTGTATCATTTCCATAAGATCCAACTGTTAATTGAAGTGGTATCTCAAGATCATGGGCTGTATCGCGATAAAGTTTGATCAGTTTGCGATGGTTTTGTGCAGTATATTCAACACAAGGTCCTTTGCCACCTTCAATATCGCCATCTTTGGCTTTATTCATCATTGGATGATTCGTATTGTGACAAACATCATGTACTAATGCAATATCAGCTTTGATAGTTTGAGCAATCATACGAGCTCCAAATAAGCCAACCTCTTCTTGGACTGAGTTAACTACATATAAGTCAAATGGTAAACGATGATTCATTTTTGAAATGCGTAAAAGAGCTTCAGCGATGATATAACCACCAATCTTATTATCCAATGAACGACCAACATAATAGTCACCTAACTCACTAAACTGATCGTCAAAAGTAACCATACAGCCAACTTCAACTCCAAGTTCTTTTACTTTGTCAGCTGAATCAACTCCAAAATCCAACCATAATTCATGCTGATCTGGTCCCATTTCGGTGTATTTTTCTCTAACATGAACTGCTGGAGAACCAAAGAATGCTTTAACTTTTTGACCTTTATGAGTATGTACGATCACAGATTTTGAAGCTGCGATCATATTATCAGATCCACCAGCTCTTTTAACTCGAACGTAACCGTCTTTTTCGATTTGAGTAATGATCCATGCAATTTCATCACAATGTGCTTCTAAAACTACTCGATATGGCTCAGCGTATCTGTGCGATAAATCTTGGTCAGCTGTGCTGCCTTTTAAGATGCCATAAGCAGTACCATAAGCATCGACTTTTACTTGATCGGCAAATGGTCTAATATAATCTGCCCAAATTTTCTGTCCTTCGGTCTCTTGACCAACTGGTGAAAATGCGTTTAGATAATTGTAAAGAAATTCTTTTGAGTCCATGTAATTTTATTTTAGAGTTATACTCCCTAATAAAATAATGTTTCAGTTAGGCTTCAGCTTTGTCGTGACCTTCTTCATCGCCATCTTTTTTAGCGATAAGCGCTTCAACAATACCAACAACGGCTAATGCCATTGCAACGTTAGATATAATAGAAGCCATTAAACCTAATCCAGGAACAGCGTGTAAAACTGCATGTTTTGCAATACCTTTAAACTGTACTTCAGCTATAATACCAATAATGGCGGCCAGAGCAACAAATTTAAATGGGCCTGGAGCACCTGCTAATTCAGTTGCATAATATGAAAGTTTATTTAAAACTCCGGAGGCAACTTTCTCAGCTCCTTGTTTTACTTTGTCTAATAGATTAAATGGAGGAATATGGTGCATTTTATGTGCAATAGCACTAACAAACGGAATTCCAGCACTGTGACCATCAGATTCTAAAAGATCTGTAAAGTCCAATTCACCTGATAAAACAGCTTCATTAATAGATTCTAAAATTACCAATTCAAATGATTCTTTAACATCTTCTTTAGCAGCTTCAGCCGCAGCTTTAGTTGCATCTTTAGAAAATCCACTCATTACCCATGAAGCAGTAGAAGAAGTAACTGTTTTTAAATGTCCTATTTCTTTAATCATTAAATTCTTTGTATCATCGCTTGCTTTACTAACCATATCCTTAATATCAGCTGATTTAGCTTGAGCAGCTTTGGCATAAAATCCTTTAGCAGCTGTAAATGCAGCTGAAATCCATTCTTTTAATTTACCAATCATTAATTTAATAACACTACCAATACTTCCACCTAATTGAATAATTTTTTGTTGAGCTCCAGTCAAGGCTTCTTTGCCTTTTTCTTTTGCAACAGCAACAGCTTGAGCTAATTTATCTTTCATTTTAGCCATGATGCTTTCTTCATTGATTTCTCCTTCGAAAGCCTCGTCTAAAGATCCAAGTTCTATGATAGCAATAGCCTCGTTCATAATCGGCTTAATATCTTCAAATTGATTAAAGATGTTTATTAGTAGTTGTCTTCTAGATTCAACGATCTTAGAACTGTTTATAAATGATTCGTAAGTTAATAATTCCACGGTAGATGTACTTTGTTTTTCTATATATCTTTTTGAATATATAGAAGAAAATAATCATATTAAATGGCACAATTTAGACCCTTTGCAATCACACAAAATCCTGGAAGTCCTCCTATTGGAACATCTGTAGTGGGAAATATCGTTATCGGTGTGGATAATCAAAATTACGATGGCTTAGGTGGATTAGATTGGTATGCTGGTCCAGATGAAGTTCCAGGATATATCATTGCTGTATATAATACCAATAATAATCAACCTACTCAATTTCCAGTCGATAATCTTTATTTAGATCCAAATGTAATGGGTAGTAATATTACATTAAGTAATTCTAATACAACAGCTACTCAAGGAACCACAGTAATTCAATCAGTGCTTACATTAAGCCCACTTGATGGATCATCAATAATGTTTAGTGTCAAATGTACTTCCGGAACTGGATTGTCTTATATTGGTATTGGTAATGATGGAACAAAGACTAATAGTCCTCTAGGAAATAATACAGCTAGTATTGGATTTTCTAGTAATGGAAACTTTTGGCATGCCAACGCAATTCAATTCGCGGGCCTAGGCATGTCGTCAGGTACTCCAACTTGGGTAAATGGAGATATTATTGATATGGCAATATCACCCACAGATGATGCATGTTGGATTAGAGTAAATGGTGGCAATTGGAATAATTCACCAACTGCATCTCCAGCAGGTGCAGGTGGTTTAAACTTATTTGGCATAGACGCAGGTGGCGCTGCGATATATCCTGGTTTATCTCCAGCTCAAAACGGTGTTATGACTATTGAAAGTAATTCAAAATACAGTGTTCCAAATGGCTTTAACTTTCTTGGTAACAAGAATGCCAATATCAAGTTTTTAAGATGTGCAAAGAATGATACAGCTTTTTTACAATTAGCACAAACTCTAGTAACAGTTAGTCCAGCTAACGCAGCAACTGCCAAAACTGAATTAAACGCTAATGGCTATTGGACTTCTTATAATGAAGCGAATTGGGCTTTTGGCTTACAATAAAAAATAATCCAAGGTTATTGTCTGTGATTCTACTAATTTATCAAAGATGATTTTAGAAAAATCAGCATCAGATCTGTAGTGTACACCAGCCTGAATTCTGGTAAAAGCTACTTCTTCACAAAAAGTTGAAATTTGATCAGCTAATTCAGGATATTTTTGACCAATGATCCAACCACATGTATATGAATCAAGAGCATGTCCACTTGGATAAGCTGCACTTGAGGCATTAGTAGGAATTACAGGATACAATTCTAAATCTAATGCTCTTGCTAATTGAGCAGGTCTTGGTCTATTATAAAAATGTTTTAACTTATAAAGCAAAGGATCTGTAAATGCAGTTACTGCTTGTAGAAGAAGCATCTCATCAGTTCCACCTAGTTCAATTAATCTTTCATTGATTAAAAGTAACATGTCAGTTTCAGCTCTTTTAATAAACTCAATTTCTGAATCGCTTAATTCTTTTTGCAAAGATATATTTTCTTCTATTTCAGAAAGAGTTTCTTGACTTGAATTTCTTGGATTTTGAAAGTGTAAGAGTTGTTCATAGACACCATTTTCTTTGGTCATCTTAATGATAACTGGTTTTTCTTTGGAATATGTTAAGCGATGTTTCTTAGCTTCGTTGCCGTAACCAAGAGCATCGACTTCTTTAAATCCAGCGAATTCAGAAAATGATTTTAACTTTGACATATTGGCTTATATATCTATTATTTTTGTACCCAAGGTCGGACTCGAACCGACACGCCTTTCGGCACCAGATCCTAAATCTGGCGTGACTACCAATTCCACCACTCAGGCATTTATTTACATATTGGTAAAATTTGGAGCGAATACTCAGAATCGAACTGAGATCTCCAACTTGGAAGGCTGGAGTAATAAGCCATTATACGATATTCGCAATTAGAAGGTCACCGATGACACCTTCAATGATGGATATTTAATGACGTTTTGTCTATATTTCAAGGCGCAGGATCCATTTTACGTCGAACCCGAATCGGTTTTAAGTTGCTCCCCGGGTAGGATTTGAACCTACGACCACACGATTAACAGTCGCGTGCTCTACCGCTGAGCTACCGAGGAATTTATTGATGAGTCGACCATTTTTCTTACCATTGCGGGATAAAGAGAGCTATTGGTATGTACTCTTCATACTCGATTACAGATTGCGGCCTGTGTGAGTTCCCGATGCGCCATTGTCTTTCATTAACTTTTCTCCGTCCTATCTGTTGTGGGATTCTGGCAGTGTTCCCTCTGGATACTCGTTTAATTACTATTTCATCATCAATAGTGGAGAATATCGGAGTCGAACCGATGACCTCCTGCGTGCAAGGCAGGCGCTCTAGCCAGCTGAGCTAATTCCCCATTTAAGAATAACTTTGGAGTACCCGTCTCGCTCCAATCTTAACAGCTTCATTAGAGTTTTCTCTAGGCCTAGGCTGAGGGTGATGAACACTTTGATCCATTCGTGATTGTCGACATCACATTGAATGGAGTGACAGTTATTCTTAGTAGTCCCACCGGGAGTCGAACCCGACTTTTCAGGATGAAAACCTGATGTCCTAACCGATAGACGATGGGACCAAATATGAAGTGGGAGGAATTCAACCTACCGTCACGGTCTTTTACGACTTGCTCTCATTAATGTCACTGAGCTACACTTCATTTGGTTGCGGGTGAGGGATTCGAACCCCCGACCTCGAGCTTATGAGGCTCGCGAGATACCACTTCTACCAACCCGCTATGTTTGGTTACCCCTCAAGGACTCGAACCTCGATTAGCTGGACCAAAACCAGCTGTCCTGCCATTAGACGAAAGGGTAATAACGATTATTGTCTTTAACGATTTATTTATTATGTCTTATGACTCGTTAATTATTTTTAACAGGATCACAACCGTTTTTAATTGTGTCTGTCAATTTAGTTTCCAATTTATCTAATCGAGAATCTAATTGGGAAAAGATTTCTCTTTCTGTGTTATCAATTCTACGATTTAATTCATTGCCTTCTTCATCAATTCTACGATTTAAATCATTATTTACATAATTTATATTATCGTGAATTTCTTTTGTTCTACTATCAAACTCAACCATAAAGTTTTGTTCGTAGTTATTGAATTGTTTCTCAACATTTCTGACCTTAAAAAATCCTGTGACAGCAACCACCGCAATTGCGATAACCACCACCGAGGACATTCCTAAAATAAATGATATTGTATCCATATTTTTTAATTTTTATTTTTTAGTATGTCAAAGAACAACAATCGTTTGCGGTCCCACCGGGAATCGAACCCGGCACTTTGCCGTGACAGGGCAATATTATAGCCGATTAACTATGAGACCAAAATTATCAGTCTTTCCTGATCGTCACCTTTAATCCACAAGTATTAGCTCGTATCATAATATAGGTTGGTTGCCTACCAGTGCACGTTCCAAATCATACTTGGATGACTGCTTCTATCACTAGAATACTTTGTTTGCAAGTCGTCGTTGTGTTGGATTTCTGCGTAGACACTACAAGAATCGAACTTGTAACCTTTCGCGTATCAGGCGAATGCTCTAACCAATTGAGCTAAGTGTCTATTTAACAGGATGCAGTTTTGCTTTTTCCAATAAAAGTTTTTAAATTTGCTGTATGCATCCTAATTTCTTTATTTTACCAATATGTCAAAGATCTAAATTATGTTTGATCCATTCAAAGATATTTTCCTTTGGTCTCCATGCTAATTTACTTTTAATTAAAGTAATATCAGCTCCAGATCTCATTGGTTCTTTTCTTTTATCAATGAATGTTATATTTGTTTCAAAGGCTTTTGCTATGTCTAAGATAGCTATTTCTTTGCCTGATCCAACATTCATTATTAAGAATGGTCCAATTCTTTTTCCAGATTCATATAGTGCTGAACATATATCATTAACATTGACATAATCTCTGGTTTGTAAGCCAGAACCTGTCACTGTTATTGGTTGTTCAGATCTATATTGATCTAAAAATCTTGCAACAGCTGGAGCATAACTTCCAGTGCTACTTTGACCGTTGCCATAGACATTAAAGAATCTGAGTGCTGTACATGTAAAATATGATTTGTACATGCTTAAACAATCTTCAGCTTTTAATTTCCATTCAGCGTATGGAGAAATAGGATTCAATTCATCTGTTTCTTTAACAGGTATTTGTTCTGTTTCTCCATACACAGCAGCGGTCGATGCTAACGTAAAGCTCTTAGCACTATTTCTTCTAGACCAATCTAACATTCTATAAGTTGTACCAAAACAACCATACATATATTTAGATGGATTTTCCAAAGATTCTTGAACAGATACTGGTGCTGCTAAGTGAAATACCCAATCAACTTCAATATCTGGTAGAACATCTCTAGTTAAGTCTAATCTTTTGAATTCTACTTCTTTAGAAAGTCTTTCAAGTTTACCAGTGGATAAGTCATCCCAAACCTCAACTTCGTGTCCTTCCTTTAATAAGAAGTCGACCAAATTAGATCCAATAAAACCTGCTCCACCTGTAACTAATGCTTTTGCCATACTTTTTGTACACTCGGCCGGAATCGAACCGGCACGACCATCACTGGCCAAGGGATTTTAAGTCCCTCGTGTCTACCTATTTCACCACGAGTGCATTTTAATTCGTTTATAATTTTAAGAACGTTATGTTAGTTATACAGACCAAAGCTTGTATGTTTCAAAACTTCATTTATTATTTATCAAAATTAAGCGGAAGATAAAGGATTCGAACCTCTGGGCCGCTTTCGCGACCATCTCTTTAGCAAAGAGATACGATAGACCACTCTGACAATCTTCCATTTGGGTGAATGATGGGTTTCGATCCCACTACCTTTGGTTCCACAAACCAACGCTCTCCCGATTGAGCTACATCCACCATAAAGCCCATCCCGTAGATGGGCAGCTCGACTTTCGGCATCGAGTTTGCAAGAATAAATCTCTGGCCAGTTCCTCCACACTTTGTGCGGCGAGTGCTCTCTGTAGGATTCGAACCTACGACATCTGCCTTGTAAGGGCAGCGCTCTAAACCAACTGAGCTAAGAGAGCAAATACTTCATTATAACCAATAGCCATGTCGGACTATAACTTTACTCTACGACAGCTTTTAACTGAGAGATCGTAGTATTATAAATGAAGTTTGTGATCCCGAAGGGACTCGAACCCTTGACTCCCTCATTAAAAGTGAGGTGCTCTAGCCAACTGAGCTACGAGATCAAATTTTTGTTGCGACAACTGGACTCGAACCAGTGTCTATGCCTTATGAGAGCATCGTAAGAAACCAACTCTACCATATCGCAATTTAGTAGTTTATAAAGGATTCGAACCCTTATCTCTTGATCCGTAGTCAAGTGTTCTATCCATTGAACTAATAAACTATGTTGGTGGTCCCTACAGGATTTGAACCTGTGACCCTCGCATTATGAGTGCGGCGCTCTAACCAACTGAGCTAAAGGACCATTTGCACGCTTGGAGGGATTCGAACCCCCATCAACGGTTTTGGAGACCGGTATGCTACCATTGCACCACAAACGTGTAAAAAGAAAGAAAACAGAAGATGGTTCAGTGGACATCTGTTTTTACGATTGGCATTACTAAGATGATTCCAAACTCTTATATACCACCTCCATCATCAGGTTACAGTATACTATTCCCCAATCAACTTTCTTGGTGGACCGGGTAGGACTCGAACCTACATGCTCGTAAGAGGGCGGATTTACAGTCCGCTGAGCCAACCAATTGCTCAACCGATCCAAATTGCTGACTAAAAAGGAATTGAACCTTAATCTTGCGTCCCTATTACGTTCTGCTGTGCACCTTTACACCATAATCAATCGAGGTTTTCGAACACCTCAGGTACCAAGTTAATTACTCCTGGACTTTGTAGTCAGTGTAGGATTCGAACCTACAGCCACAAGATTGACTTTCTGAGCCTTGTGGTTTATCATGTAGTCATACAGATACCATTCTGAAGACTGACTGTTTGTAATCATAATTGGATTCGAACCAATTCCAGCTTTACAATAAAGAATCCAAAGATTCAACCTTGAGGGGTGCTCCCAACCAATGGGCTTATGATTATTTTACCAATATGTCAAAGATCTTTTGTTTTTAATTATACAGTAAATATAAACGAAATACTTGACAATAAAAAATTTATTTGCAACTATTTTTCAGAAGTTACGAACATTTTTGTCGGGATACCAGGACTCGAACCTGGATGATGTCCACTTCCCAAAAGTGGCGACTTAGCCAATTAGTCCACATCCCGATAGTGCACTTATTCTCTTACCCCTTTATTTCGTGCTGTCCTGCTTATCCACAGTCAATCATACTAACTTGATACGAGTTTCTCAAGGGTACAGGACATTGAGTATAAGGTTGGAATCGAACCAACTCCGTAGATTTTGCAGACCTACTGACCTCCAAGATCAACTTATACAAATTTACCAATATGTCAAAGAACATTTATTCTGGTGGTGCGGGGCGGGATCGAACCGCCGACACCAGGATTTTCAGTCCTGTGCTCTACCATCTGAGCTACCGCACCATTTAGGGCCAATAAAAAACCCAAGCTTTTTGAGGGCTTGGGTTTTAACTTTAAGTTTAAATAATTTCTTATCAACTCACAGATAAAGCACGCCCATGACTAGTTCCCGGTATAAATGCCCAGCTAATCACTTGTAGATAATTCTTATGTAAATCTATGCGTTTCATCTTGTGTTTTATTGTTGTTTGAGGATTATATATCTGTCGAATCGTTTGTTTCAACGTTTTTTAAACTTTTTCTAAATTATTTTCCTTGACCTCTGTTCTTCTTACGATAATTCTTACTTCTTTTGTGTGAAGAATTTTTCTTTTTAGAGTGAACTCCTGGTCTTGTTGTTTTTGTGGTTGCTCTAAATCCTGTAGAAGCAGCCCCGGTTTTTGCTTTTGCCATCTGATTGAACTTTTGTTATTTTATGCGCGTTGATGCGTAACATATATAACTCAGCTGAATCAAATTTTAGTCCCACCATTTTTCGATGTTTTCTTCCATCAATTTAAAGAGTAATTTTCTTGCTCTGTTATGATTATAGTGACCAATATTCATTGCGATTCTTTGTTTAGCATCAGTTTCAGTTTCACCATCTCTTGGTTCTATTCCAAAGATCTGTAGTTTTTCATCTGCTAAAACCTTTTTATAAGCTGATGGATGTTTCTTAAAGAAGTCATCAAAGTTTTCTTTAAGTTGTCTTGACTCCCATGAACTATAACCTTCTTTGTCAGGTACTGGTTCAAACCAATGTTTAGTTTCATGATAATCCATATATTCTGAACTGTAATGCTCGTCTTTAACTAATTTCATTAGACGAACACAAGTCATCATAATTTCAGCATCTCTTTGTGACCTTGTATGCCAATCTCTGTCACCAATATATTTAGATTGGGCTTTAAGTTTGTGCATCATAACTTCAAAGATATAATGGTCATCCCAATGGCGATCTTTCCAGATAATAGGAAACCAATACCAAAGATTCTTTAGTCCAGTCCAAATAGTCTTATGTAAATACATGCCATCATTGCTCCACCACATTGGAATGAACTCAAGTTTTCTAATGATCCATGATTTACTTTCACGTTCTTCAGCCCATTGGTCGAATATGTCTTTTTCTGGTTCCATAATTTATTTCTTTTTTGACCAAATGGTTTGCCTACTAATTGTAGATTCTCCAGTTGAATCCCATGCTATGTTTACTAACTCAATTTTATCTGCATTAAGATCTTTTGCCTTTTTAAAAGCAGTTTCACTAGTCATGCAAGTTTCTAATGCATTGCCCTCGCTCATGATGTGGTACATTTGCATGCTTCTTTGTTTGTTTGGTTGTTCCATTATGCTTCGACCATCTCGATCACCAATAAGCGACCTCGACGAATTCTATTTTTGATAGTTTGCAAAGGTAATTTATACTTATCAGCCAAATCTTCGTATTTCATTTCATTGATGATTCGATCAACAAGTATATTCTTATATATTGGTTTCAACTTATCCATTGCCATCAAAGTAGATTCATAAACTCTATCAAGTTCTGCATCTTCAGCTAAATAATCAGCTTCAGATTTCATTTCGTAATCTTCCATCAAATCAGAAATGTTACTTGTAAGTTTACCAGTTGATTCTTCAATGTCTAAACCAAATTCTTGCATAGAATCCAAAGAATACTTACGATTACGTTCACGAATCCAACCAAGACACTCGTTGAATGCAATGCGATATAACCATGTTGTAATTTGATACTGAGGATCATACTGATCAATCTTGGTCCACAACTTAGTCAATGTATTAGTCAAAATATCTTCAGCTGCAGCAGAGTCCTTAACAGTTTTAAAGATATAAGATCTTAAACCTGGTTTAACTTTTTTATACAATTGCACATAATCTGATTCAGATTTAGTTGCTACAAAATTTTCTGCTAATTCACGATAGCTTAGGTTATTGTTTTTTACTTTCATACGTTTGCTGTTTTTATTTTGGTTATTCATACTGCTAATATAATACATTCTTTTTAAACCGGACACTTTTATTTTAAAAAGTTACGAACATTTTCTAACAAAGACCATTTCTTCTTTACATGAATTGAACCCAATCTCTAAATTAAGCTTATTCAAGACATCTTTATATTTTTCAGGATTCTGAGCAATATATGTAGCTATCGTTGTAAATTCACCAGAGTCAGAAGGATTTGTGTTTAAAAAACCATAATACTCTGGATGGGTTGGATCCAATTGATAATCTTCGTTGATAAGATTCAAATACTTTTCCGATTGTTTCATATTGTTTTTAAGTTATAGTGTAAATATACACAAAAAACTTGACATAAAAAAATTTATTTTCAGTTTTTTTGAAAATAAATGTTAAAGAGTTGGTAATCAATCAGTAAATTCTTCGTTGAGATTTACCAACTCTTTAACTGTTTCTAATTCGATGGGCTTGTAGCCCCAGAAATCACATGCCACATTTAGGCTTTTAGATTTGTGATTTGATAAGTGCTTTTTGCTTGGGTAAGCATGCACATTGTAATAACGTCTACTTTGTTTAGGCCACACAGTCATGGGCCAATAAGACAATACTGATTCTAATTCACTGATTTCATTGATTGTGTCAATAACAACTGCATGCTTAGGCACGCTTTTGTTTTTAACAAGATCTAAAATGGCATTGTCATCTTCGCCTGGAATTAAATAAATGTTACCATTAAGTTTGTTTAACATAGTTTCTGCAGTATCAGGATCCCATGCAAAGTTGCCACAATGGTACACTGTATCGTTTATGGCGACAACCGCATTCCATTTTTTAATCAACTCTTCGTGCATCTCTTCAAGAGACTCAAAGGGTCTTTTCATCTTCTTGATAATACTTGGTCGGCCAAACTGTAAGTTGCCTGTTACAAAAATTTTGCTCATTAAACTATTGCGAATCTTATGTTCCAATTCTTCCAAATTGTTTCTACGAAATCAACTTCATTTCCACCTGTACTTGAGTTCAGGATTTTCTTGTCTTTACTGGTATCGATGAAGAGATACAATACAAAGTCATAAACAGTTGCATAAACCATTGATTGACCAAAGCCAGATCTTAAATCAGAACCAGTTTCTCCACGTTTAATTTCAATAGCAATTCTTACGTCACCCAATTCAACAACCATGTCTGGTCGGTTTTGAGTGCCCATAAACATCATGTTTTTGACTGTAGTTTTCTTGTTACCTTCCCAAAGTAAACTTTGTTTGGATTTCATATCAGCTACATTTGCGTCATATCCTCTTTGTTCCATTAAAAACTTCTTAAAAGAAGATAAAATGTTAGGATACATGAATTGCTTGATTTTATCTTCAGACTGAGTCTGATAATTAATTGTTTCAAATATACGGTCACTAGTAACTGCTTCAGTCACCATGTCCAAAAGTTCTAATCTATTCTTGCTCTTGCTTGTATTCTTCATCGTTTAAAGTAATGTTTTAAGCTTTTTGATCTGCTTCAATCTCAACTGGATTGTTAGCGCGATCTTGAGCTTCTAATCTTTCAGCTAGTTCAGCATCTTCGATTCTTGCGATCTCGTTCTCAACTTCTGAAATTTCTTTGTGAATTTCCATCACTTTTTGGTTAACAACAGCCATAGATTGCATTGCCTCTGTAACTTGTTTACCAATACTTGTTAATAATCTTGCGAAAGTACGAGCATTTTCAACTCCTGTGCCTTTCATGTTTAACATTGCTTGGTAAAGACCATTCAATTCAATTCCTTTCATTTGGATTGTAATTGTGCCATCTTCACTAGCTTCTGCTACACTAATACGTTTACGTTCTTCTGACAAACGATCATGTAAATGTACAACTACGGCAGCAGTACGAGACTCCCATTCGTAATCTTTGTTAATTCTATCTTGAATTTGTTTGATGGTTTTTGGACTTTCCAATACCAAATCATACAAAGTTTCAGATGATTCTTTTTGAGCTGCTTCAGCTTTTACCTCTAATTCAGCTAGTTGTGATTTTAAATCTTCGATTTTTTTCATTTTTTAAAATTTTAAGAAATTATGTTTTTTATATATCCTTCGACTTGAAAGTTTCTTTTTAAAAGTTAGGATCAGAAATCCTAACGTCATAGTTTGTAAATCCGGCAAATAAATCTCTGTCGGCTTGTAATCTGGCTTCGACTGAATGTCCTGGCATTACTCTGGCTGCTAATCGTTCCATTCTTATTGATTCTTCAATGTCAAAGAACATAACTAATGAGGTCGCGCGATCTTCAGTCTTTAAGTGTTCTAAACCTGAAGGTGTCATGATAAAAACATCATCATTATAAAATTGGGCCAAAGAAGTTCCATAAGACCAACCATTAAAGTCTATCACTTCATAAAATAGACCAGCATCTTTCATTTGTTGACATTGTTCTTTTGTTAAAAAGTAATAGTCGACTCCTTCTATTTCACCTGGTCTTGGTGGTCTTGTTGTGTAACTTACAGCGTATTTGAAACCTCTAGATTCCAATAGCTTTCTCATGTGATCCTTACCCGATGCTCCCGGTCCTGCTAATATGATTCGTTTGTGCATATACTTCTATACTTCTATTTTGAATTGTTTTTGCTAGTGTTCTTACTTTTTTATCATACTCTTCATCATTAAAAAGAGTTTTCATGTGCTCTAGGGCTCTAAAAGACCAATTAATGAATCTAACATTCATTTGATCTGGAGTTTCACAAGATTCTACGATCTTAATAAGTTTATCGAAATGATTTTCCATGGTTTTAAAAATTTGATGCTGGACCCTTTGAGTATCCTGGCGATTTAACTTCATATAGCGTTTCAGATTCTTCTGTGCTAAATGTATTGGTAATCTCTAAAGAAGTTCCAGTAAGAAACTCAACTACTTCATTGATTTTATTATATTGATTTTCGGGTATTAAACCATCGATTGGTGATTTCCAGTCTTCTTGATTCTTAAGAATTGGTTTAATGTGTTGATCCCAAATTTGGTCAAATGTTTCGATTTCTTTGCTCATCTTTTTATTATCTTATGGTTAAATTGCTGTTTTGTTTCAGAAGTCATTAGAAGCTCTCTGGCGCTTTAAGTCTCTTTGCTTAGTTAACTTATAATAACTAAGATTAAAAGAATTGGGTGCAATCTGGTTGTATTGGATTAGTATCCCATTTCTATTGCTAAGTCACGCTTTTCTTTTTCAACCTCAGAATAAACGTTAAGGTTTAACCAAGTATTGTTCCAATCATTATGAAACAAATATTCTTTAGCTGCCTTAGGCATAAATTCTTTAACCAATTGAGCTTCTTCAGCTGTTAAAACTTCTTTGCCATAAAAAAGCTCTTGAGCTGCTTGAAAATCGATGTTTTTAAGAGTTTTGTAAATCATATTCTTCTTTCTTTTAATTATACTGTAAATATACACCAAATATTTGACATAAAAAAATCCGGACGAAAGTATTTTCACCCGGATTTAAAAAAGTTACGAACAATTACTTAACTTTTGTTCTGGTTTTTCTTGTCTTCTTGACCGGCTTGGGAAATAACTTTGCTATGTATTCCTTAGAGTATTCTATTTCTACCTTGATTGGGCCATTCTGAAACTTTGTTAAATCAAAATGCCACGTGGCAGTTGAATCTTCACTAACATAAACTCGTGTGAATTTTGTTGCTGGTTCTAATGGTTCTTGTTGTTTCTTTGCCATATATTAAAAATATTATTTTAAAATATATTCACTACCGCCATCCCATACGATCCACGGCAATTCCTCCCTATATCCTTTCCAATCTTTAAACCATTTAACATTAGAAATATTTTCGAATTGTCTTTGATATACTATTAGATATTCATTTGGTTGAAGTGTGTTTATAATTTCATTTCTTAATTCTAATGTTGTTTCTGATATAGACCATGTTGCCATAAATAATGTTCTTTTGTTTTCATCCCCTTTAATTGGATTAGTCTCGAATTTTATATTATAATAACTTATAAGATTATTTTTTTGTATTTCATGAACTTCAGGAAGATCTATGATAATATATTCACCATCAAACCCCATTTGTTTAATAAACTTACACATATCACCACAGCCACCGCCAAATTCAACAATTCTATCAAAGTCATTTATTGATTTTCCAGTATATTCTTCATATTTAAAATAATGGTGTGATTGTTTTATATGCCATGTTGATGATATAATATCATTTAATTTAAATGTAAATTTATTCCATATATCATAATTATTAAATCCTTCGGTACTTGGAATCATTGCTAATTTCCAAGTATTAAATTTAAGTATATTACTAAATTTTAATTTATTATAAATATGTAATGCATAATCGTAATAATCTTTATAAAATTTTGTTTCATAAAATGGCATTGAAGTTATAATGTTTTTACATCTCCAACTTTCATTTCTTCTAGTATCTTCTAAATATTCTTTTTTAACATCTTTTAAAATGTCAATATATGTTTTTGTATTTTGCATTATTTTATATTTTTATTGAGTTGTTTCTTTGCCATATATTAAAAATTAGGTGCCCACCTGAATTTTAGTCTAGACTCTCACCACACGATGGGCAGAATTTCCATGACTGTTTTTTAACTCTTGTTCCACATCCAGCACAGTAGTTTCTCAATTGAGAGACTTCCATTGGTTGGATCGAATGTGGCAATATGTGCCAATTTGAAGTTGCAAATGGAATTGATTCAAAATTCATGTTTATAGAAACAAAACTTTGATCTGATGCTCCACCTTTTTCAATTCTACCAGTTTCTATACTATCTTGAGATACACTTGACGTAAAAGAAAAATTAGCATTTGAACTGTTTGTAACAGTTAAGTTTGCATTATTTACAGTACCACCTGTTAGTGAACTACCACACCAAATATTTGGTACGCCTATCGGTGCGCCAATTGGTTGTTGGTAATATGGTTGATTCCAATTTGGATATGTTGTCCATGAACCTCCAAAAATAGGAGGTTTTGAAAAGATCGAATTAAAACATGTTTCTTTGTAAAATTCAACTTTGACTAAACCATTATTTGCAATAGCTCTGCTTGTATCGCCAGAACCATCTACTGCATAGGTTTCATATTTAAATTTGTTGTTGGAATCGATAAAACGTTCTAAAAAGTAACGTTGTCCTGGTTTAAGAACTAAACCGCTTTCTGAGATCAATTTATTATTGATCCAAATTTTAGCCATTACATTGTCTGTATGACCATTAAAAAGTTCTATTTCGAAATTCTCTCCACTTTTCATGTAGACGTTTTCACCGTAGATCTTAAGACGGCTTTTACTTCGCGTAATAAACGCTGTTGTTGTATTATTCATGATACCTGTTGGTTTTTATTAAAATCCTCTTGTTGCCGTTATGACAACTCTAAAGCCATTATTGACTCAGGACCTCAAATTGGTGGGCACCCAATATTCTTTAAAAATAAAAGGAAAAGGCCCTATGGACCTTTTCCTTCTTGATAATTACTTGCTTAAAGTATCAGCTACGATAGCTGAGTCAACTGCAAGTGAATCAACGATAACAGTAGTACTGTCAGTTGTTGACGTAGTTTCCGTTGTTGGAGTAGTTGAACATGCCGTGAAAGCCAATGTCAATACTGCTGCGATTGCGAAAATTGCTTTTTTCATCTTTGTTTGTTTTAGTTGTTAATTGAGTTTATTATACTGTAGATATTATCTTTGTTTCAAAAAAAGTGCGGAAGGAGTAGGATTCGAACCCACGGTACCCGCTAGGGTACATCAGATTTCAAGTCTGACGCAATCGACCAACTCTGCCATCCTTCCGTATTATTATCTTTCAGTGCTAAAAAAGAACGTTTGGAATAATCTTCCATCGTATATATCACGTCCAAAGTAGTCCATTGACGTATGAAATAAATCTCCACGGTACATTACTAAACGATTAAATTTATTGCCGACAAAGTCAACAAGATCCCATTTAGTCATGTCTTGAGAATCTTTATAAATATCGCTCATCCATATATCATCCATTTTGCCATTTGCCAATCTTGGTGCCGAGAAAAGTCCAGTTTCTTTATGTCTAAATAAACCTGTACCTCCTGTGATTGGTGCATTTGGTGTTAAATAGCAAACTGCAGCCCATGTTGTAGTATGATCTGCATGAATCCAACTACGATCTCTTTGAGTAGTATATTGGAATGCTCCATTATAACTGTTTTCTTCTGTCGGCCAATAAATAATTTCACCAGCCATTGGTCTAACTGCATTTGCAAGCAGTGTTTTGACAGAATCATTTGTCATGGGAACTGTACGTTGTCCTGGGTAATTACCCCTAACACAGAAATCTTGTTTTAGAGCTAATTCTCTAACCTGTTCTGCATCATTATAGAAATTATCTATAATTAATAAATTTTGACGAGCCATATTAATATTATATTTATATTTAGTTGTGATCCCGACAGGATTCGAACCTGTGACCTACTGCTTAGAAGGCAGTTGCTCTATCCAGCTGAGCTACGAGATCATATTGATTATACAACCAAAGATCTCTATGTTTCAGGATTATGAAAAATAAAGATTAGCTTCAGCTGTTCTTCGTCTGGTTAGACCTGTAAGTGCTCTACCTCCAGCTTTGTTCCATTTTAAAAACTCAGCTCTAATAGTTGGATCGTTTGGATTAGCATTAACTTTTTTAAGCAATGTACTTGATTTTAGGTTAGCAGGTCCTAGATTGTAACAGAAGCTGACTAGCGCATCGAATTGATTTTGAGTAATAGTATCTATACAATATGAATCAACGTATTGCTCAAAGCCCTTTAATGACCAGGCTAGTAGTTCTACTGCACGTTGTTCTGTAATAGCCGAGTCCTTTAAAGTGACTTTGGCTTTGTTCTCATAAAATGTATTGCCGTAACCGATAGTTGGTACGTTGGCAGAACATAAATATGGTTTTAGTTTTAAACCTTCAAAGGATTTGATTAAATCCAAACCTTTCGAAGCTATTTTTGTAATTTTCATATAATATGTATCTCTTTAATTTTAAGATATTCTATGAGCATATAACCAAGTTACTTTTCCTTTGCCATTCCAATCTTCATTCGTGAAACTATTACCACCTAATTGGACCAGTGGATAATCTTGTGCTAAAATTGTACAATTACTAGATGCGACTAAATTTATTAATGCCAATTGTCGATTGTCATTAGGTCTTATTATAGCACTAATATGACATGTTACTGGATGATCTTGAAAACCAGGTATCTGAGCTGTTTTAATTGGCTCAAAATCCTCGTTTAATGTTCCAGCTCCTGTGACCCATGCTAGTGTTATACCATGTTGAAGCGCGTTATTAAATGAAGTTACATGCGCTTCAACTTCCCATATTTCACCAGATAAGATGTTAATAGCAGTGTATTGTCCACCCGGACTTGTTACTCTATTTAATGTATCATGTTCAGTACTAAGTGTCATTGGTAAAAATAAATTAACAGGGTTTGGAATGTTAGCTGCTAATACTAGTTGAACGTAACCTGAAACACCTCCACCTGCACCAGCGGGTCCAGTTGCACCTTGAGCTCCATCAGATCCTGGTGTTCCACCTGGTCCTGGTGTTCCTGCTCCGGTTGCTCCTTGAGCACCTTTTACACCAACTTCACCTTTTGCTCCTTGAGCACCTGTTGTACCTAAGTCACCTTTAGCTCCTTGAGCACCTGTCGGTCCAGTTGTTCCAGTTGGTCCAGTTGGTCCAGTTGGTCCAGTAGTTCCAGTTCCAGTTGCACCTTGCGCTCCATCAACTCCAGATAAACCAGCGGGTCCTGTTGCTCCTTGAGCACCTTGTGGTCCTAAATCGCCTTGAGCACCTTGATCTCCTTTTGTACCTAAGTCACCTTTAGCTCCTTGATCTCCTTTTACACCAATTTCGCCTTTAGCTCCTTGAGCACCTGTAACACCGATTTCACCCTTAGCTCCTTGAGCTCCAGTAGTTCCAATTCCAGTATCACCTTTATCTCCTTGAGCACCTGTTGCACCTAAGTCACCTTTAGCTCCTTGAGCTCCATCAATTCCAATTCCTGTTGCTCCTTGATCTCCTTTTGTACCTAAGTCACCTTTGGCTCCTTGATCTCCTTTTGTACCTAAGTCACCTTTTGCTCCTTGAGCTCCTGTTGCACCTAAGTCACCTTTTGCTCCTTGAGCACCTGTTGCACCTAAGTCACCTTTTGCTCCTTGAGCTCCTGTTGCACCTAAGTCACCTTTTGCTCCTTGAGCACCAGTAGTTCCAATTCCAGCATCACCTTTTGCTCCTTGAGCTCCTGTTGCACCTAAATCACCTTTAGCTCCTTGAGCACCATCTATTCCAATCCCAGTTGCTCCTTGATCACCTTTAGCTCCTTGAGCACCTGTATTTCCAATATTACCTTGAGGTCCTAGATCACCTTTTGCTCCTTGAGCACCTGTATTTCCAATATTACCTTGAGGTCCTAGATCACCTTTTGCTCCTTGAGCACCTGTATTTCCAATATTACCTTGAGGTCCTAAATCACCTTTTGCTCCTTGAGCACCTAAGTCACCTTTAGCTCCTTGAGCACCTGTTGCACC